TTAGCTTCAAAAAGGGTTTTTAGGGTAGACGAAGAGTTTGACCCTAACAAGTTTGTACAACACTTTGTGGATAGGTACGGCGGAAGGTGGACTTTTGAAGAAGCAAAGAAAGCTTTGATAAGAGGCTTTGGCAACAAGAGCATTAATATTATGAAGAACGAGCTATCTAGGCATGTATGGCCGAAGCAATTACCTGCGGCTCTAAGATGGCTTGGTCGAGAATATCGAAACAAAACAAAGAATGTGGTATAAAATCGCGCAAAACAGAAATACAGGTTTTAAGGTTGTTGGCTTTGCCAATGGCAAGGCATATTCTTTAGCCAACCGCAGCCTTCAATATAGCTTGGTTATTGGCAGCATCGTTGGAGATACCTTCTTAGGAACGACAGAACAGTTCGTTATAGACTATTATAGCAACATGACGGACGGCCAAGAGCTTTTACTGACCTACTCGTATGACGTAGCTGATATAATATCAGGCGGCGATTCTGCGAATGGCGGCGAGGTAAGGGTAAGCAAGGCAAGGCTTGAAAGCGTCAGACCTCTGTAGGAGCGTCGAACATAAGATTTCGCGCAACAGGAGGAATACCCTTTTGTTGGTTTTGGGGAACTTGCGTTGGAGCGTTCTTAGGCGGCAACTGCAATCCAACCTCTCGAAGGTCCAAGTCCCACTCCTCAAACTCGGTAGCATTACTAAGAAGGTCCATTGCTCTTCGGATCTCGCCCTTAGAGTCTTGGGTAACGTCAGTTATATAATCAAGCATATCTCCGGTTTGGTGAGCGGAGTTGATAATAATATTGATTGTAGCTAGCGCCTGACCAATAGGTTGACGTTCAACGCTCTTGAGCATATTATAAGCATTCTCTATTCTTTGTCTTGTTTGGTCTATGCCTTGGGGCTTCCAGAAGCCGTACCAAATAGGGAAACATAGGAACTGAGCAAACTCTATACATATTTCCTGTAGGTCATACGTTTGAGAAGCCATCTCAAGAAAAGTTGCTAGATCGCCTCCATACCAAGTATCAAAGTATTCGGAGAAAGACATTTCTTCGTAGCGTTGTTTTATTTCAGCTTCGATTTCTTCCTCGTCTCTTTGGTCGTCAGGGTTTCTATTGTTTTCATAAATAGCATTTTCGGTATCAGCTTCTATAAGTTCATACTTTGCAGCTTCAAACAATCTACTTAATACTTGAGCTTGACCATTCTTAACAGGTTCGTCAAGTCGATGTAACTCTGGAGATATGTTAAACTTTTTTCTTTCTCTATGAATATCGCATTCGCTTGCGATCATATCAGCGAGGGATTGCGGGGAATCTCCGTCTATTTCAAACCATTCGGTAACTCTTTTGGTTGCCCAAGTTCGAGGGGTAAGGAGTGCGTGACCTGAAAGCCAGTTTTCAAAGACTGGAACGAGTATATCCACAAAGTCTGCGATAACAGTTCTTGCAGAGCCTTCTATTTGTTGAAGGATGTTTTGTAATCTTGTTGGATGGCCTTGAAAGTTATGATGTTGTAAGTATTGGTATTTATAGGTAAGCTCATAGAGGGCGTAGAGCATGCTAGATATGGAGTCTCTATTATAGTTGACGTTCCATATAGGCGTGGCTGCAAACTTTGCTCTAGAATACCAGTTCATACTACTATGTATCGAGAAACTATACTCTAATCCTTGATTGTTGAGAAAGGAAAGGCTGTTTATATTTCGATACTATAGTATCATGTGGTATAAAGCCGCTAACGAGACTTTTGTAACCTTATATCATGGCACCAGCCGTGAGAACTATCTTTTAATGAAGAGGTCTGGAGTTTTGAGGAAATCGGACGTACCGAACCTTACGACGAGCAAAGAGTTAGCGAAGGCGTTTGGGAAGCAGTTCTTTGAGGGCGATGAAACGGTCATACTTTCTTTTGTACTTCCGCGAAATTTAATAGAAGGGCATGTTGGTACTGTAGTAACGACGGTTAGCGACATTCCAATGAAGTATATGAAGGGTATTGAGAAGTTTGACAGTTTGGACGCTTCGATAGGGAAGCCGGCGGACATAAGGCATAGGTTAGATATTAGTCAGCAAGTTGAGGGGTGGACGGCGGAGCAAGAGCGTATGGCGGTTGAGAAGATGAGGGAGTTGGAGAGGAATCCTAAAGCTTATATACCTGCGTGGATGAGGAACGACAATCGGTTTAGAGGAAAAGTGTGAAAAAATTAAGGAATTATACCTCTGGGAAATTTTTTCGTGCGAGCATGGCGGCGTTCGACGAGAAGGGGTTTAGCGGGATGGACTGGTTGAAGAAAGCGAGCAATATGAAGAAGAAGGCGAACGGCCCATGTCCGTTATGCGGCTCTCCCATGACAAAGAGGAAGGGGCCGTTTGGCGAGTTTTTTGGATGCAATAGATATCCTCAATGCAAAGGAGTAAGGAAGCTTAATGAAGCTCCTGCCGCTCCTCAGCAGCCGCAAGCTCCCCAACCTCGTCCGCCGCAGGCTGCTATGCCGCAGCCTGAAAAACAGAGAACATGGATTCTTGCAACAATGATTGCAACTGGCGAGCCTATTGTTGCTGCCAAGGGAGCAACAGGATGGGATTATCAAACAGAAAATGGCGACTTTGGAACAATCCCAAACGCCGAAGTTGCAAAAACTATTAAGTCGGTTGAAGAAAACGGGCAAAAAGTTTCAGGAACTAATCCTGCAATTTTATTCAACAAATATCATCAACTCAATCCTAAAGTTCAAGAAGCTGAACAACAGGCGGAAGCTCCTGGGCGAATACCCGCTAACAGAATAAGTCCCCAACAAAAAGATATTGAGAACTCATTTCTTAATACGCCTCAAAGCATCATGATTAATGCTCTTGCTGGATCTGGTAAAACAACCATGCTGCGTCACTTGGCAAGCTTTAAGCCGCCTGGCGAAAAGTGGCTATACTTGGTGTTCAATAAGAAGAACCAAGTTGAAGCCTCTACGGGCAAGGGTAGGTTCCCAAATGGCGTTGAAGTCAAGACGAGCCATAGTTTCCTTGGACAGGTGCTGGGTCGAAGCGCTGAGCTTAATATGGTTCAGCATACGGACCTGTGGAACGACTTTGGCGAACGTATTACTCAAATTCTTGACCACATGATGGAAAGAGACAACACGTTTCCTCAATCTGTAAAATACGTTGCAAAGCAAACGATCAAACATCTTGCCTCTTTGAGCAAGGCTTTTGCGGTTCATCCTCAATCGCAAAACGCCGCTCAGCAAATGTCTGAGATTATCAGACAGTACAATATTGATACAGACCTGTCTCCTAACAAGGACAAAAATCCAAACGCAGCAGGGGTGAACTATGCGCCTCAAATCATAGACAAAGCTCTTGACTTGTTACATTATTGTTTGCCCGGAAATGCGCCAACTCCAGAACTTAACTCTATGAGAGACCATGACGATACGCTATGGTACTCTGCAATCAACGATGTAAAGTGGCCTCGCTTTGACGTAGTTTTGGCAGACGAAGTTCAAGACTTCAATACTTGTCAAACGATTATGTTGCAGAAACTATCTCAGGCAGGCGCAAGAGTTATTGCGGTAGGCGACCCAAATCAAGCTATCTATATGTTTAGAGGCGCTGACGCTCAAGCTTTCCAGAAAGTTCAAGGCGTTCTTGGTCAAGCTCCAAATGGCAATGTTCCTCATGAACTTCCTGTTAACTACAGAAGCGGAAGAGCGATTATCAAATATGTCAACGAGAAAACTCATGTTAAGAACTTACAAGCCGGCAAGGACTTTGACGGTCAAGTAACCGAAGGCCGCAAGGTTGAAGAAGCTATGGGCGATATTTTCAATGAGAAGAAGCAAAGGAACAGGCTTGCGGAACAAACGGCATTTATTGCGAGAACAAACTCTCCTCTTGTCAAGACCGCCCTTGAGCTTATGAAGAATAATGTTGAGTTTGTCATTATTGGTAGAGACTTCTCGAAAGAACTTGTTGACCATATTCAGAAGATAACTGGCAAGGGCAGAATGGCGAAGAAGATTTCTATACGATTCCTTGGCGAAACAATTAATAACTTCCTAAGCGAAAGAGAAACGGCATGGAAGGGCAAGATTGCAAGAGAGTCTGAACTTAAGGATATGAAGGCAACAACCGAGGCTTTGAGCAATGTTATTGAGTATCTATCTGCTTCTGGCTATAGAGACCCTCAGCTAAATATGAGAGTTGACGACAGTACGAGCTTTATTGAGTATATTAAGAAGAAGTTCGCCGGTGTCAACATGGATGATGCGGAAGAAGCAGAAGCCTTGAAGAAGAAAGACCCTTTATCATATGTAACCCTTACTTCTGCGCATAGATCTAAAGGCTTAGAGTTTGATAGAGTCTTTATTCTTGAACCAAATCTCTTTCCTCATCCTAAGGCAAAAACGCCCGAGGAACTTTTGCAAGAAGAGAATGCAAAGTATGTTGCATATACAAGAGCGATGAAGAGTTTGCATGTTCTTGCTCCAAGCAAGGAAGAAAAGAAAGAAAGAAGAGAGGCCTCTTCCAAGGCTGGTTGGTATATCAAGGCAAAGAGTACCAAAAAGAAAAGGAAGAAGAAAAAGTGAGTTGGTTTACTCGCATAGCTGACATCAACTATCAGTCCTTGGGTTTTGACCAGGCTGCTGAATCTTATTTAAGAAGCTTAGACAATTGGGACCGAGGAACCGCTGTTGAATTATCAAAACTAACCGGAGCGAAAAGGGCTAATCAACTAGAGTTCCACCTCAATAACTACAAAGGATTTTTGTCTAATATTCAGGGTAAGATACCGAATCGTTTCTTATTTCCAGTATATGGGTGGCTAAGTCGTGGCGTAATAAGATTACCTGAAGATTTGGGTAGATTAGCAAGAGCTTTGGCTGTTTTTACGCAACAAAATAACAAGTTTCAGCTAAAGAATATACAGCAGTATCCTTCTCTTGGAGACCTTGAAGAAGCTGTTAGTAAGGTTACTGGCGTTAATGAAGAAAGCAAGCGCCAAGTTGCCAAAAACATAAAGATGCAAGGTAGTAGAGAGATCTACCGAGACGAAGAATGGCGCGTTATTGAGATGACGACTCCCGAAGCTGTTTGCGAACTTGGCAAGGGAACAAAGTGGTGTACAAACGCTGATAATGACGGTCTTGAAAATGCTCAAATGTATTTGAAGAGCGGTCCTTTGTTCTTGTTTTTGCATAATGAGGGCGGCAAGTGGCAGAAGTACGCTCAAGCAACGAAAGACCTAGATCAAGTAATGGACATTCTTGATAAGCCCATAAATGAGCCTCCTCAGTCTTTTATTGAAGTTCTCAAAAAGCTTGTTCAGCTTGGTCATATTAAAGACGAGAATTTCTTTGGCAATTATGCTAAAAAGGTTTCTTATAAAGGCGCTGACGTTGATTTTGCAAACTATTTTGAAAAGCAACTTAAAGAAAATGACGGAGATTTTCCTTCTTATGCCTTTAGAGATATAATTGATTATGTAGAAGAGTTTGGAAGGCTGGGCGCGGTTGAAGAAAAGATTATCTTTAAGCCAATTCTTTCTGACAAAAAGATGATTAAAAACTATGGAGTGACTAACGGTTCTCGTATTGAAGAATATCTTGACAAAGTTCTTCAACGAGGTCTTCGTTGGACAGAAGAGCGTCATGAGGGTCATATTGCAAACTCAACATATGCTCACGATTACTGGAAAGACAGATACTCAAACTATAATTTTGGAGAAGGCAAGCCCGGAAATGGAGATTATTCTGTTTGGCCTGAGTATGAGGCTGCGATGCTTAGCAACCCTCGTCGCGCCGACGAGTTGGTTAGCTATCTTTGGAACCTAAACGGAAACAAGAGGGCAGAAAAACGATTTGAAGATTACTTACTCAAGGCCGGTCAAGAAAGTCAAGATTATGAACATGCTATAAACTACGCTAAAAACTGCAATTTTAGATGGTCTGAACTTGAAAAGGCTATTATTCAAAGCGGTAAATTGTGGGATATGTACCAGTATGCTAAAGAGACTATAAACGGTAGATGGCCTGAAGTAGAGCCTTATTTTCTCAGCGACAAATGGGGAGGACTATCTGATGCTTTGTATTACGCTAGAGACGTTCTAAAACAAAGATGGCCTGAGCTTGAACAAAAAATCATGGAACTCAAAAATGGATGGGCTGCCGGTCAGTATGCCGTTTTGATTATGAAGGCAAGGTGGCCTGAAATGGAGCCTTATATTTTGTCTGGCAAAGACAAAGCGGTTCCAATCTATTATGAAAAGAACCTTGGAATATCAACAAGCAAAAATGCCCGTTCCGAAATGAACTGGTACAAAAAAGCTCAAAGACAGAAGGTTTATGATCTAGACGATAGCTACACTAATATTGGTCATTCTGGTCTTAGCGAAGGCATATATGGATGTAACTACATTTGGGTTTTTTACAAGAACGGCTCGTTTAAACATACAAAAGAAACAAGCCTAATAAACAGTCACGAGATATGGAAAATTAGAGGCGAGATATCAAGCGATTATATTTACAAAGGAAGAGTTGATATTTGTAATAAAATTGCAAGTCTAACAGCTTGCGATGTATGTTTTGAATCAATTGGAGTTCCCACGAACGCTGCGAGAGAAATGTTTTGCATCAGAATGAAAGAAGTATGTAAAAACGCTATTTATCAAGTATTTGGAAATGATATTACAATAAGAGAGTTTTAGAGCATGAATTGGTATAAATTATCCAACGGATTTGTTATAGAAGGCCCTTTTGACGGTAGCGGGCATATGACATCTGACGATCCGTCCATTATCTTTGAAGCAAAAATAGGCAAAGAGTCTATTGGCTATATTCTTGTTGTTATGCCAAAAAACAAGAACCCTTATGTTGGTCAAGTTACTGTTAAACCAGAAAATAGGCTAAATGGAGTTGCTACGGCTTTGTATAATAGAGTTGATTATTATTTACGAGAAAACGGTATTTTGCCATTAAATCCGTCTAGAGACCTATCTCCTGGTAGTCGTAGAATTTGGGATAAGAGATTAGGCAAAGGGATTGGCAAAGAAAGCCAAAGACTTTCTCCGCAACAAATCAATTTATATCATAATTTCAAATCGCCGTCTGGCGTTAAGCTTATTGGCAGCGGGGTGAGCGCTATTTTTCAAGTTCCAGGCATAAATCAAACACTCAACGGCGCTCAGCTTATGAATCAAGTTATTGGAAGAATACAAAAAGTTCTTGTACAAAATAATGTTCACACTATAGATACAAGTCCCGTCTCCCGATCTGACGCTATCGGTTTGGCTATTAGTTCTGAACCTGGAATCATTCATGTTGATATAGCAAAAATATTTAATACGATCAAAAATCAAGCTTTACCCTCTATTACTCAGCTTGATGGCGTAGAGGTTGATAAAGATATTCAAAATGATATAATTGATAAAATTTCAAACTATATAACAAATCAATTGGCAAACACCACGGCGCATGAATCAAAACATAATATGGATTATTTTAATAGTTTTCCAAAAGGTCGGTTTGAATCTTCTGAAAGCGGTGCAGAGGGTTTTGGTAATCAAATTTCAAATCAATATTTCAAACTATGAACTGGTATTACGATCAAATTATTAAAGAAAGCGCAATGGGAGACAATTCTGTTGAAGCTTTTCTTGCGCGAATTGGAGTTCCCGAAGAAACAATAAGTTATGTTACAACCATAACAAACCCAGAGTTGAAGCAGCAAGTTGTTGGTTATTTGCGCAAGTTCCCTCAAACTCCTTCGGTATTGTTGATGGACAAACTTAGGCCGCAAAATCAACCTCAGCAAAACCCAAATACTCCTCAAGAAGTTCAACTTGCCAATAGGTTTCAGAACCTTGAGTTTCAGAAGTGGTTACTTGTTGCTTTGAGAAAAGCAAGAAATGAATATCAGATCAAAAAGAAGCCTGACGGCATTGCTCTTACAGGAGACGGATATTCAATTCCAGGTCGAGGAAATGTCAACTTTACTTTGATACCAGATATTGCTCAGAGTATATTTGACTGGTATGTAAGAGGCGTTCTTCCTGCAAGGCAAGCTTTTCAAGCTGCTCAAACACCAGAAGAGCAGGCTGTTGTTGTCAACGAATACGGTGTAACGAATGCAAATACCAACCTTGCTGGGCTAACGCTTGACCAAGCGGATCGGTTTGCAGAAAACTGGCATGATGTTATTTCTGGAGAAGGCGAAGGGCTTGAATATTACGGCGAAAAAAGAGAAGACATAGTATATGGCCCTCAATGGAGTAGACCAGAATGGGCTGGTTGGACAATTAAACAAGTTGTAACAAAGAACAACCTAAGAACTGAAGGCGGCAAGATGGGACATTGTTTTGCTGAAGGTTCTTTAATAAGAACCAAAAAAGGATTTATTCCTATTGAAGATATAGAAACAGGAGATTTTGTTCTTGTTGAAGATGGAAGTTTTCAAAAAGTAACAGAAAAATTTGAAAGAGAATATAATGGAGAAATTATAAAATTAGAAACAAGACTTGGGGTTGAACCTGTTTTTGTTACGCCAGAACACTTGTTTTTATCCTTAAAATCAAACCATAAAGGCAACAAATCTTGTAAACTTCATACTTGCGGATCATTGTGCAGAAATAATAAACCAGAAGAAAAACACAATATTGAATGGCAACCTATTGAGTCCTTAAAAGATTCGTATATTTTATCCAGAATTCCAAAAGAGTTCGAAGATATAAATGAACTTATCATACCTAATCATTGTATTGTAAACAAATCAAAAGGCGATAAAAAATACAAATGCGATAAAGATTTATTGTGGATTTTTGGCATATACATAGCAGAAGGATCAAATGACGGTGATAAACTCAGTTTTGCTCTTGCAAAAAAAGAAACAGACTATGCTAATAAAATAATATCTTTCTTCTCAAAGGCGGGATTTTCTGCTCGTATAAGAAAAGATAAAGAAAATTACGGCGGTCTTGTTGTTTTAGTAAATAGTAGAATGCTGTGCAGGTGGTTCTCTGAAATGTTTGGATGTGGTTGTAATAATAAAAAAATACCCTCAAAATTACTTAATTTACCTAATGATAAGATTTTTCATATTTGGCAAGGAATATTTGACGGCGATGGATGTAAAAACAGAAACATATTACATCAAACCTCAAAAGAACTTGCTCTACAAATGACAGAGATATCTCTTAGGCTTGGTGGTTTGCCTTCTTTGTCAAGAAAAGATAATAGCAAAAGAAACAGAAAAACAGCATATGTTCTTGAAGGAGCAGATGCTAGAGTTGAAAGAAATTCTCGGAAAAAACACTTTTGGATACACAAAAAAGAAGTTTTAGTAAAACCAATTTGCCATGAAAAAGTAAATTTTAAAGGCAAAGTTTACAACATAGAGGTCGAAGGTATCCATTCTTATGTTGTTCAGCACCTTGTTGCTCATAATTGCGTCGGAAGCTATTGCGACGATGTTTTGAAAGGTAATACGAGAATTTTCTCGCTTCGAGACCCGTCTAATACTCCGTATGTAACGATGGAAGTTGACCCTAAAAGCTGGACTTTTAGACAAATTTATGGCGACGGGCCTAAAACAGGAAACGTTGAGCCAAGCGACAACTCAAAAGCGATGATTGGCGAGTGGATGAAGACTCTTAAGGGCGCTTCTATTGAGGGCATGAATGACTTTGATTACAGCGATCTTAGTTACGGAAGCATGGACGACGATCTTGAAAGAGCTATATACAAAGGAGCAGAAGGTTATGGCTTGCCCATTTCTCTTACGGGATGGGAGTATCAAGACGCATACGAAGCTGTTTACAACAAGCTCAATAATGACCGAGGATATCGCAATGACGGCGGATATCAAACGCATCATGTTTCAAAGGTTCTAGCTAGAGCCGCTGTTGACTCTGATATACAAAAACTAAACGAAGGGCTTATTGATGAAGCTCGAATGAAAAAGATAGCGCTAGATTGGGCGCATAAGACTCCAAAGCATCATGTTATGAAGAAAGAGCATTTTGACAGAATGACTCCTGAAAACAAAAGAGAGTATCTGAAGGAATATTTACCAGAAGCTGCCGCTTCAGTTAAAAGAGAAACAGATCAAGCTCTAAAAGACAAATGGCAAGGATGGGAAAGATATACGAGTCCTCAAGCTGTTGAACAAAAGACGCTTGAAAGGGCTTATTACAATATGAGTCAGGCTAAAGAGTTTGATTATTCCAAGCTAAAAAGCTTTGATCAACTAGACGAGAAGAATCAAAAAAGGTTTATGGCTCAAGTTCTTGACGCTCAATTTCAAATTGCGCAAATTTATGAAAAGCGGCAAGAAAACGACGAAAATTTCTACGATTATTATAATGATGATTATTTAGAGCTTCCAGAAGAGCCCGTGGAAGATGACTTTTCAGATCCCGAAGAATATCAAAAAGCTGTAAGCGAATGGGAAGACGAAAGGCAAAGAATTGAAGACGAAGCCGCCGACTCTCATAGGAAGGAAAACCTTCCATATTGTCTTGACGACGCCGTTATAGAAGACGTTGAAAAAACTCTCATGCAAACTCAGATTAAGCTACCAAGATGGTTTAGTAAATACTTCAACAAGAAACAAGATAATAGAAGTCATTATCCAACAATACTTTGGACTCTTGAGGGGATTGCTCGTAAAAAGAAGGAAGCGATCAAAGGGAAAAAGAAACGAAGAGCAAGCGGTTGGTATAATATTTGTAAGTTTTCAGAGTCTTTTTTAGTTAAAAAAGTGACAGATATTTATGCCATTACTTTTGACCAAGCAAAAAGAAGCGACCTAATTGAGGACGGAAACAAGTTTAAATCTAACGGTTCTTATACTTTTGTTGATGATAGTAAAATGATTTGCAGGGACGAAGATTATAATATGTGGGTCGAAGACGTTTCTGATTTTGATAAAAGATACAAAATTAAAGACGGCAAAAAGAAACAAATCAGGAGTCCTTTCAAGGAAGGTTTTTGGCAGAGATACGAACCAACAGAAAATGCAAAAAATATTGTTGAAGAAGTTTCTGAAGACGAAGTTTTATTAAAAGAAGATAAAAACAACGGAGACGAATGGGAAATAACCATAGAAGAGTATGGAAAAAACTACAAGAAAGCGAATGGAGGGTTTTCGCCGGACGAGACCAAGAGCAATATAGAGATTGAAGATTCAGAGTGCATCAACAATCATCGTTGGCGATCAGACATGATCATGCGAGGTTACGACACTCAAACGAACGAGCTTGTTGGGCAACTGAGCTATAGTGTATTTGGCAACGAGTTGCATATTAGCATGATTGAAATTGTTCCAAAATACCGAAGGCAGGGGGTTGGGACTCTTTTGATTAAAAAGATGAAAGAAGAAAATCCTGGCTTAGTAATAAAGCCGGGCCTCATGACAAATGACGGCTACTCTTTCTTTAGAGCTTTAAAACGCAGAAGAGTCATATAAGTTCCTATATCCAGGCTACCGAGACCTGTATGGTCTTGTAAAGAGCAGAGATGCTTTTTATACCTTACGAGAAATCGGAGAAGCGAGGAAAGAGAAACCGGCGAAAACACTCAACGCCCATACCTGAAAAGGTTGGGCGTTCTTTTTGACAGTTCTTCTGTCACCCGCTATAAAGCCTAGAGCGATTTCAAAGACACGAATAATCGAAAAGATTCTTTTCATTTCCACACGCAAGGTTTTCTTTGCTTTGCTTGGGGTGCTATTCTTCTGTCAGTTGGGTCGAAGAGTTTCGGCCCCAAAACTTTCTAATCCGCGATTGCGGAGAAAAATGAGGTAAGAAACGTATGGCTATCACTCCAAAGGCAAAGAAGACGGAACTTCAGGAGAATCCTTTTCAGGACGTTCAGGTTGAGCGTTCTGGCAAGCTGATTACTCTTCCCAGCGATCCTCGCGACATGGAGATTCAGGAGGCGATTGAAGCTCTTCGCGGCGTTCAGGCCGACGAAGAGGCCGAAACGTCAATCAATCACGAGATTGAGTGCTTCCCTCTCGACGGTCTTGTGAACTTCAATCGAGCCTGTCTTGAGGAGTTTGGCATCGCTATCGGTACTCCAACTCCCGGCTTCTGGGGTCCGACTCCTCCAACCATGATGACGGTTCCGATTGGCTATAACACCAAAACGCAGGTTCCCTGGGGAAGCATCAGTTTTCCTCAGTTGAAGGATAGTCGTCTTGAGACGATTGTTCCTGGCAAGGGTAACACCAAGCCCAAGTTCATCATTGGCGGCGAAGTTCTGAAGAAGTATCAAAAGCAGGTTCAATCCATTGCGGCTCGTACCGAGAAAAATCTTCGCGAGAAGAGCATTTACAAGGGCAAGGCCATCAAGGTTTCGTTTGCTTGGATGCGAGAGAGTCGCGACTTCCATCCAACGAACGACGCCCCAACCTTCCTGGATGTTTCCAACGCTCGCAAGGACAACCTTATTTTCGGCAAGGAAGTTGCTGATCTCATCCAGACTGGTCTGTTCTCTGCAATTGAGAAGACGAAATCATTCCGCGAGTTTGGTATTCCTCTCAAGCGCGGCGTTCTGCTCACTGGTCCTTACGGTTGCGGTAAGACCTTGACCGCTTATACGACGGCCAAGATTTGCGAAGACAACGGCTGGACGTTCATGTATGTCTCGAACGTTGAAGACCTGCCGATTGCTCTGAAGTACGCCAAGCTGTACTCGCCCTGCGTCATCTTCGCTGAGGACGTTGATATCGCAACCAACGGGCCTCGCAGCACTCAGTTGAACGAGTTGCTGAACACCATCGACGGCGCTGATTACAAGGATGCTGAGATCATCACGATCTTGACGACCAATCACGCCGAGAACATCAATCGCGCCTTCCTTCGTCCTGGTCGTATCGACACGGTTATTCCTGTCGAGCCGCCTGACCGCGAAGCAACAATGCGTTTGATTAAGAATTATGGTGGCGAGTTGCTTGCTGACGGCACGGACCTGAATCCTGCCGCCGAGTTCTTGGCTGGTCAGATTCCGGCGACCATCCGAGAGTGCGTTGAGCGAAGCAAGATTTCGGCTCTCACTCGCACAAGCAACATCACTGGTCAGGTTACGAGCGAAGACCTCATCATTGCTATGAAGGGCATGGAACCTCATATGCGACTCCTCAACGGGGCCAAGACTGGCGACGGTCCTTCGGTTATGGAGGTTGGCCTCGCCTGCTTGGGCGCTGGTATCGGTCGCGGCATTGCTGCAACGGGCGGAGCAAACCTGCCTCCTGTTCTCAAGCAGATTGCTGACATGGCCGTTACTGAGACGCTCATGAAGTTCCTTCAGGTCGCTAACACTGACGGCTCTGGTCAGTCCTTCAAGAGCGCTGAGGATGTCAAGAAGGCGGGTCTCAACCTGAATGGTGTCAAGGCTCCTCCGATTGGCGCTGTCGCCAAGGCCTAATCACCAAAACCCTTGTATAAGTTGACGGAGTAGTCCGTTCTTCTTATCTCAGCCGCCGGTTTGACCTTCGGGTTGGACCGGCGGTTTTTCTTTGCGCGAAAATTTGCCGATTTCAAAGGTAGAGAGTCTTTTAATTCAGGAAGGATAGAAGGTTTTTTTGCGGAAATATAGACAGGGATACTATAATTTTTGGGAAAACTAATGAGTTGGTATAGCATAATCAGGTCAATGATAAAGGTTGCAGGACCAAAGGAAAAGATACAGAAGTACGGAGTCACAGACCCCGCTCTTCAGCTTCTTATTATGCGCTATGAGGGGATGATTAAGTGGAACGGCTATACCGTTGAAGGCAAAAACGAGGCCGGAGAAGATACTCAAGTCCAAAAGTCAATTGAGAACCAAAACGATATCAATGATTTTATCAAGGCTGTTTTACTACCAAAAGTCTTTGCTAAAGTAGATCAAAACAATCCAAATAACAACTATATAAAAAAGTTTGATGTTGAAGCGGGTTATAACTTTGCTAGACAGAACAACATATTCAATCCCGAACTTGAACACGCCTATAATATGTCTAAGCATGACAAGGAAGGCGCTGAAAAGTTTTATGTAGGCGTTATCAACAACATTAAGAAGCAAGCGTTTGACGGTTGGATAACCTACGTCAAAGACCATCCTGATTATTCGAGTAGCCCTGCTTTCGTTTATCTTCTTTTGAATCCTGTATTTGACAGTTCAGGTCCAAAGACTATCAATCCGGCTCCGACCGCCTCTCCTCCTGTTATTGCTCAAATATTTCAAAAAGTCAAGAACGTAAAGTTCAAATACAACGGTCCAATCAAAGACGAGAATGTTTTCAAGAAGGTTTTGTCTCTTGCAAAGGAAGGCAAACCCATTGACCAGATTGCTCAGGAACTAAACCTTCCGCCAGAACAAGTTCAAGACGCTATAAGTCAAAATAACTCTCGCAACATTGATATATTCAAAGACTATGAGAAGAATCTTATTGAACACAGTCTTTCTGTTGCCAAGCAGGGGTATAACGAAGTTGAAAAAAGCGGCTGGTTAAAACTTCCAAGTAAAGATAAAACAAAAGACGGCGTTGACAAAGACGGCAAACCAATATCCGCTGAGAAAGTTTTCGAAAACAATGTTGAAATACTTCATAACTTCTCGGTTCCGAATGCCTGGTGTACAACCAGACATAGTAACGGGCCGAGATATCTTAGCGCTGGTGATTTTTGGATATTAGTTGAAAACGGTAAAGCAAATGTTGGTATTCGTTTTAGCGGCGAAAACATTGTTGAGATTGCAGGCGATCAAAGCTATGCAGGCGGAGTAAGCCGTTCTTGTCCAACAGCTTATTGGCGAGAAATTACAGACATTATTTACAGAGAAGGTCTTGAGCCTAAGATTACAGATTATGCTAAAACTCACTGGGACCAAATTCTTAAAGAAGCAAATCTTAATAAGAGCTTTTTCAACGACGACGGAACTCCAAATCTTGAAGAGATTGAAGAGTTTAGGAAAATGCTTCTTAATAATCCTGCTCTCTATAACAGAGTTACAGAGAACGATAAGTTTGCTCAATATCCTCAGCTTCTAGAGGGGCTTCAAACAGCATGTAAAGAAGGTTGGTTCAAAAAAGTTCAGAACCTTAGCGGAAACGACGCTCTTCAGATGGCTGAGAATGTTGCAGCCAACGCTCAGAACATGCCTGAGTTCGTTCTTAGAGATCCGGCTTTCATGGAAAACGTTCACGGAAGACTCACGGCTCTTTATGAAAACAGCCCTGATCGTATTAGAAATGTTCTTGAGAAGGTTCCTAATCACTGGAGAGATTATCCAAGAGGTAAAGAGGTCTTCAAACACGCTGTCCTTAGAAAGTATCAAGAAGGTCTTTATTGGAAAGCAAATGTTTTTAGCGCTAGCAGAAAAACCAAAGAGCAAAAGGGCAGGATTGCCACTGCCAAGATCGAATATGACGCTCTTCAGCAGGTAATTGGCGACTTATTACCAGAGCTTCACGCAGATAAGGATTTTGAACAAGCTATTAATGTCGCTAAGAACCAAAGCGCTGAAGTTGCGGCCAAAGAAGGCTATATTGCTGTTGACACCCCAAGACCTGTTATTGATAGAATTTTTGCAGATCCTGCCAACGTTGAGGAAATGGCTGAAAAATATGCTGATAAAATAAGTAAAGCTCATTTAGAGCCTCATTCTAGACAAACAGAGACTTCGGTTCTTCTTGACTCTTACATGGACTCAGAGTTCTTAGCAATTGCCCCTCTTTGGGTTAGAAAAACACCTGGTTTCCAGAACTTTATAAATCTTACAAAGAAAAAGGTTCTCATTAAGAGCGTTCACAACTTTCCAAGTTTTGATCCTCGCTACAAAGAAGATCCTGAACTTTATCAAATGTATAAAGATTATATTCTAGCTAATGATCCTCTTAAAAAGAAACTCGTTGGCAAAGATAAGATTGATCCAAGACTTTTGGATGACAAAGACTATCAAGCGGCGGTTGGCAATTTCGATCAAGGCGTTGATCAGGTTCTTAAGACAATGAAGTGGAGAGCTTCTGTATATCTAACTCTTCCGCCTCAGGTTCAAGAGAATCCACAGGTTGTTGAAGCGTATATACAATCAAGGGTTTATTCCACAAACATGAACTTTCAAAACGCTTTGGCTAAGGAGTTTCCTCAATTACCCGAGTTTTTGAAAGAAAATCCAGTTATTCAACAAAAATATCTTGAAGTTGTTAAGAGGCTTATGAGAACAGCAATGCCTGGAGATAAGGCGAACTATATAAATTGCAACGAGCTTGATATCATTGCGGCTCAAGACCATGAAATTGTCGAGATGTGTAATAAAAGAAATACTCCCTTCAATTTTCCTGTTATTGAAGACGTTGATAACGAAGATCAAGGAATGGATTTCCCGCAAAAAAATGCCTCTAAAGGATGGTATAGGAAAGCGGCTACAACATATTGAATATGAATCTTGGAGACTGAATGAATAACTATTTTGATATAACAAAGATTGCGCAGAACATGAACGAGCCTATAGCTCCTGCGCCACAGCCTGTTGCTCAACCGCAACCAGAACCTATAGTTCAACCAGAAGCTGCGGCACCTGTAGAGCAAAATCAGGCTCAACCACTTGCCAACCAACCTCCTGTCCAGCCTCCCGGCCAACCCCCTGTTGCTCGGCCTCAAAGAGGCGGTAATAGGCCTTTGATTTTTGTTAAAGAGGCTGCTTTTGGTAACTGGATGTCAATTGTTGTTGAAGTTCCAAGTATGACCAAAGAAGAATTTAATTCTTTACAATCTCTTGCGAAGGCCTATATTCAAAGCACAAAGAAGCCAAACGGAACATACCCAACATGGGCAACGTGGGTTAATAAAGCTAAAAAGGGTGCCTTACAAATTGCTGACTTTAAGCTGTTCTCAAAAACGAAAGACATGGAGGGTCGGTTCGTTAATATTGGAACAACAGAGGCTCCTTTCTTTACTCAAATTCTTGATAAGTTATCAGAAATGGGTTTTGATACGGCTCAGATACAAAGATATGAAAAACAGAACGATCCAGCCGTTCTTGTCGAACAACAGCAACAACCGCCACCAGTTGAACAGAAAAACAAGGTTGAAGTTTCAAAACCTGAAGGCTGGCAAACTTTAATTGTAAAGTTTGAAAGAAACAACGATATTAGAAACTTTATTGTCAACAACAGGATAGGAGGCCGCTGGGATCCTGCTTATATTGCTTGGAGATTTGACCTTAGGGGCGATCCTCCGATTCTTCCGTCAAGACTTGAATCTATGTCTGAGTTTATGAGGCAAAAAGACTTTGACACAACAGAACTTGACGCTGCAATCAAAGAATACAAGAACGAGCTTGAGAAAAACAAAGAAAACCTCAAAGACCCACTTAAGACGCTTGTGGTTAATGACGCAACAAGAAATACAAAGTTTCTTGTTTCTATCAACTTCCCAAGAACGCCGCAACTTATTCGAGAAATGGAAGACTATGTTAAGTTTTCTTTCCCAAGCAAAGGAGACCTTACCGACTTAAAGCTAGATCCGGTCCCTGAAAATTATCATACAAAGCCCCCAAAGCAACTCCCTAATGGAAGATGGGAGCCGTCAGGTATGCGACTTGATCAACAAAACAAGTGGTATGCCTATGGTTCTTTTGATGATTTTTTCCGATTTGGAGCTTTGATCAAAAGCAGAGGCTGGGACGTTACAAATCTAAGAACAACACTAAGCGGTCTTTTGAGATCAAAGGCTCTTGAAAGAACAAGATATTCTGGCGAGCTTGATGGCTATGAAGTTAAAGACGAGAATGGTCGTCAATTAAAAGACGCCAAAGGTAATCCTCAGTTTGATTATGAAAGATTCTACAAAGATGTAGAAGAGATAACAGGTGATAGGGCAAAGCTCTTTGATAAACAAAAGGACGGCGTAAGATGGCTCTACGAAAGAGGCAACGCAATTCTTGGCGACAAGACAGGAACTGGTAAGACTCTAACAACTCTTGTTGCTGCGGCTATGAGGCTAAAACAATCAGGTGGTAGATGTCTTATTATTACTCTCAAGACAACTCAAATACAATGGGCTAACGAAATTCAAAATAAGCTTGGAGAAGATCCCGCAAACATAAGCTTCAATCCTGGCGATAATAAGAAATGGACAATTATCACTTATCCTAACATTTCTGCGGCCCCAGAGAAAAACAACGCAGGCGTCATTCTTCAACCCAATGGCTCTCCCGTTCTCAAGCCTCGTTGGAAATCTAAGCAACAGATTATTGACGGAATTTTCAATACGCAGTTTACTGCTCTTATTCTTGACGAAGCTCATTTAATCAAGAATGAAACAAGCGGCGCTTCTCAAATCATGGCTTTGATTGCTCCAAAAGTTCCGTTCAAATGGGGCGCTTCTGCAACTTCGGCTGCTAATACGGCTATTGACGTTCATAACATTCTAAGCATTGTTGGTCATACTCTTGGCGAGATTTCAACAAGAGACTTCAATAAAGAGTTTGTCGGAAGGAAGTCAACAATCAGAGATTTTGCAGACCCAATTAAGGCTAGAGAAATTTTGGCTCTACAAGAAGAGAAGGCTTACAATCTCAGGAAGTGGCTAACCCTTTCCGGCGCTTATCTTAGCCGTTCTCAAAAGGCTATCAATCCAAACCTTCCAGAACACGTTATTGACGAGCAATACATTTCTGAAGAAGACTTTGATATAAGGGCCTTTGCTAGAGATTTTGAAAACATAAAAGCTCAGTATGGCGGAAACGCTGGTGCCGCTCTTGCTGTTCTTACGAAGCAAAGGGTTCTTATTGCGCAAATGAAAGTCCCTCATACTATGGCTCTTGCAAAAGAGATTCTTGATAGGGGGGAAAAGGTTCTTGTCTTCTCTAACTTCAGAACTTGCTGCCAATCGCTATATGCAGGCCTTGACGCTCATCTAAAAGCTCAAGATCCTGATTTTGAAGTTGTTCGTATCATGGGAGACGACAACGGCGCTGCAATTATGAATGCTGTTGCGCAATTCAAAGATCCTGAAAATCCTGCAAGAGCAATGGTTATTGCTGCCAAGAAGGGCGGTACGGGTGTCAGCTTGGAAAACTCTACGCAGAATGTAATTATGAATGACTTTGACTGGTCTCCATATATTGCAGAACAAACAGAAGGCCGGGCTTTCAGAATCACCAATGTTATGCCTGTAAATACAAAGTATATGGTCGTTAAAGGACCAGATGGAAGGCTAAGCCCTGACGAAGTTTTCTACAAATTTGTTAGAAGCAAAATTAAGATTGCTCAGATCATTCAGAACCTTGACTCTGAAGCCGAAGAGTACATTCTCAATGGTCTCAATGATGCCAAGATTCAGGCAGAGATTGCCAAGGCAAGAGCGGCTGATATGGAAGCTGACGTACAGCTTGGAAAAGACCTGAACGAAATGTTTGCAGAAAATGGCATTGAGTTTGGCGCAAAGGATAATGATTTCGGACAAATTGCGATTGACTTCAATGACGCTGTTATCGAAAGAGAAATTGAAGGCAATGACGACGAAGAAAATCCTCGCCAAGCATCCACTTGGTATGATCGAATGATATTGGCAGGTTCTGTGTAACCTTAAAAAGTGGCTAGTGGATTTCCGATGAGTTCTAGGAACTTTTTGGAGTCCTAGCCGAATGTCTAATTGCAAGTTTAGCGTAACGGTCTCGCTGTCCCAAGGAGCAGAAGAATCTATGGAGCAAATGCTTCATGGAGACGAACCCTCTTTCTGTCCTCCATTTGATAAAATAGATCAGGAAGCAAAAAAGAATAAAGGTGATTTCTATAGCTGGAACAAAACCTCTTGCGACTACTGCTTTGAATCAAAGGAAGATGCTGAACGTTTTATGAAGAATATAAGAAGAAAATTCAAAGACAAGATAGAGGTCAAGTTTCAAGAAGACCAGGAAAGAGGTCATATGAGATCATTCAAATCTCTACCAGATAGTTTACAAGAAAGAATAAGCGAACTTACGCCAAAGACGATTAATGGCAAGAAAGTTGGTATTCACCTTATTGATAGCGGTGTCCTTTTACTTCCTGAAAAAGAAGAGCATTCGGAACTGTTTCGTTTGACCTATGCAAATATTCGATGCAAAATCAGAGGCAAGGTTATCAGTCAACCCCTAATACTTCGCTCTGCCCCAAAAATGATAGAAAAAGTCCTAAAGAAGACCAAGAATGCTTCTTTTGAAAAAGCTAAGGCTGCTGGCTGGCAAAATAGCGACATATTCTATGATTCTATCATAAATAGCATCTTTAAGCAGGACGTTTGCGAAGAAAAGTACAACAACAAAAGTTGTCCTGAGATTGGCTTTGCAACAACTCATGTAAAAATCGTGATTGCCGATTATTTCGGCGAACAGTTTGTTGGTTGGTTTTTCTATAATGAAAATCTTGATGAACCAATGAACTATACCAGTTATAGCTCATGATACTCAAATATAGATCAGATTTTGGAGACTACCTCAATAGTCTACATCTTGTTGGACAGGGAGTAGAGATTGGTGTAAAGCGAGGAGTCTTTTCAGAACTTATTCTTTCAAAATGGAAAGGACAAAAACTATTTTGTATTGATTGCTGGGAAGAACAGGAAAAAGAAGTTTACAATGACGCTTCAAATGTTTCTCAAAAGAAACAAGAAGAACACTTGAAAGAAACGAAAAAGCGATTGAAAAAGTTTGGCGACAGGTTTTTTATTATACGAGAAATGTCTACGATTGCGGCTTCTATCTTCGATGATGAATCTCTTGATTTTGTCTACATAGACGCAAACCACAAATATGAATATGTAAAACAAGATATCGAAACCTGGTATGGAAAGGTTCGATATGGGGGATTAATTTCTGGTCACGATTACCTGAATGGCGAAATACCTGTTCATGGAAATTTTGGGGTAAAACAAGCCGTTGACGAGTTTGCAAAAAGAATTGGCACGAAAATCCAAACGACAAAAGAGCCTTGGCCCTCTTGGTTCTTTGTGAAAAATCGAAGCCTACTATAGAGGGTCAAGAGGTTAGCGAGGTAGCGTATGAAAATGTTCGTTACAGAAAAAGAAGCAGCAGACCAGCTTGGATTACCTGTTTCAAAAGTTCACCAACTTGGTGAAGACGGTGTTTTCCAGCAATTCATAGATAAAGATATAACGCTATTCAAACAAGAGCAGGTTGACTTGTACAAAGAATCAGAAGAGTACAGAAACCTCTCTGACAAAGGCGCTGTCTTTGTCCCTCAAAAAGATTACTATGGAAGCGCAACACTGATTATGTTCAGCTTTTGCGCCTTAGTTTTCCTGGTTTCTGTTTTTGCTCGCCGTCCGCAATTGCTTGAGTTTGTTGTTCCTCCATTAGCCTTGGTGGGACTTGTTTGTTTAGGCCTCAACCTTCTCAAGCATTACAAGGATAAAGAGCAAAAGAGAAAAGCCGCAGAAACAGCCGCAGAAACTGATCGAGTTCTCGATCAGATTGACAGACTGCAAAGGCAGTCGGAAAGAAAGAGATGAGTTATAGAAATTCAGGAGCAAATTCGATGAGTCAATTCCCCGTTAAACTTGCTATTTCAGGCGTTATTGGTGTTGGTCTTCTTTTGGGTGGTGTTACCCTTTTTGACCTCGAAACCGTTGCCGGTAGCGAGGTTGGCGTCAAAGAAACCTGGAGCGGCGTTGATCCCAACCCGCTTCCTCCTGGAACCTATTCCAGAAACCGAATGACGACCAACATCTATCGCTACGACATGACGAGCAGAGTTTTCGTCATGAACGATGCGCCTCCTACTTCTGGTGAAACTGGTAAAGGCAGAGACTATGACGCTTATCTTGTTCAGTCGCAAGACCAGCAAGACATGCACATCAACCTCAGCGTTCGCTGGAGATTTGATCAGCCTAGCATTATCAACATCCACAAGAACTATCACGCCCACATGGACGCTGATGACCCAAACATTATCGAAGAGCGCCTTCTTCGTAATACCGTTCAGTTGGTTGTCAAGAATCACGCAACAAAGATGAAGGCAACCGAAGCCTACTCTGGCGAAGGTCTTGTTAGATTGCAAACAGAGATTGAGCAGGATCTCGCTTCTCCCGACAGTGAGCTTCGCAAGCAGGGCGTCATTGTTGAGAACTTCGTAATCGAGAAGATTGCTCTTGATCCTAACTATGTTGCTGAAATCAAGGCTCGTCAGATTGCTCAGCAAAAGAAACTTCGCGCTGATGAAGAAGCCAAGGCCGCTGAAGCTGAAGCGCTTAAGGTAAGAGCAGTTGCTCAGGCGGACCTCAATAAGGCGGTTGTTGAGGCTGAAAGAGACAAAGAAGTTGCCAAACTCAAGGCCGAACAGGTCGCCGCCGCAACCTTAACCGCTGCTGAAGCGCAGAAGAAGCAAACAATCTTAGCTGCTGAGGCTGAGGCCGAAAGATTGAAGATTGCATCTGAGGCTGAGAAGGCGGCTGCCGAGAACAGAGCATCTGCTGTCCTTGCTGAGGGTCGCGCCAAGGCCGAAGCTCAAAAGCTTCTCTATGCGGCTTATGAGGGTATTGGCGGTCAAACCTTTGCTCAGATTGAGATTTCTCGAAACATGGGTTCTGCATTCCAGAACTTCAATGGCTTCCTCCCTCAGAACATGAGCTTTACCTCTCTGTCTGGCGACTTCATGGGTGCTATCAGAACGGCTCTTGGCCAGCCTTCTGCTCGTCCTAATACTCCTACCAACGCTTCAACAACGGCTCCTGCAACGATGCTCGTTCCTTCAGGTAAGTAATCCAACAATCCCCTGCTCGAAAGGGCGGGGGGATTGCTTATGAGTAAGAAGTTCGAAGATTTCATGCAACCTGTTGCCGAGGAATCCGCTCGCAATAGCGTTATGCATCAAAAGCACGTTATGGGCATGGCAATCATTGCCATGATTTCATGGTTCTGTTACAAGATTTCAGAAAAGGTCAAGAATGTCAAGCGCTTTATCTCTAAATAGAGGCCAGGTCGTAGCAACAACCAGCTTCGTCAATAAGCTTGGCGGCGGCATGAATGTTACCTTCAAAGCCCCAAAGGGTAAAAGGTTTGCTTTCGTATTTCTCGGAGTAGAAGACGACGAGAACCCGATTGAGCCAACTGTTATCCTGAATCAAATGGGTTGGTTCCAAAAGAAAAGCGCCGAACCAAAGGCGACTAAGAAAAAGACAAAAGCAAAGAACTAAGCCATAACCTCTTCTTCAACCTCCTGACTTTGCCGATAAACGGTTAGTCAGGAGGTTTTTTCATGCTCAAAATTCGGTCACTAGAACTATCAAACTACGCAGGTTTCAATAAGCGAAGCGTTTTTAGATTTACATATAACAACGGTTCTTATAAGCCTCTTTGCGTATTCTTTGGACCAAATGGTTGCGGAAAGAGTACAGGTCTTAATGCTATCGCTGTCCTTTCTAGAGCCAAAGCGTATTCAAAAAGAAAGAAAGACGAGGAAAACCTGCTTCTAAGGAAGATGCAATTTCATCCAGATTACGATCCAAACTATGCTGGTTTTACAAAGTACAAAGAAGATATGGAAATGATTGCTATATTTGAAAACCAGGTTGGCGAAGAGCTTATTGTTCATATCAAAGACGACGATGTTATAAGAAACGATCTTGCAAGTCTTGGCTCTGAAAACGTTGTTTTCATTGACGCAGACCATCCTATAAACAATAACAAGTTTCAAATACCGTCCGAGAGAATTGAACTTTTTCTTGAACTTGCAGAGGCGATATACGGATATAAATGCTTTGTTGAAAAACCTGTCTCGGCTACAGGTGTTGAAGCAGGTAGCGACTCTCTCAAAGAAATCATAAGCGTTTATGCGAATAACTATGAAGCTATTACTTCTTCTGAATCCAAACCTACGGTTTCAAAAGAAGAGATTTACTCTCATCTTTCCGACCATAAAAAGGCCGAACTTTCATTCTACCAGGATTTTGTAATTCAAAAGGGAGAAGTTAAGGTTCATTATAAGTCAATGAGCGCAGGCGAGAAGAAAATCGCAACACTTCTTAGAAATCTTTGCGACCCTGCTGTTATTGACAAAAGCGACATTGTTCTGGTTGATAATATAGAGATGCATGTATATTTCAAGAGGCATGTAAAAATGCTAGAGAAGATACTGGAAAAGTTTCCAACTAAACAGTTTATTGTGACAACTCATAGTAGTCTTATGATTGATCACGTGAAAAGTAAGTTTGGAGATAGCTGTCTATTCGATATACCAATCATCAAGGGTCAGCCTCTTGTTGATTGAGTATTCACATGGAAGAAAACAAGTCAAGATTCGACATTCTCTCCCAGAAGCTAAGCGAGTTTTGTTTTGCTTGTAAAGATATTTTCTTAAGCAGAAACAAGATTTCATTAGAAACTTCACGAAAAAACATGGTTACAAAAGTCTTTACTCCCAAAGAAGGCTCTTGTAAACCTTTTGTTTTCTTAGTTGCAAGTTCTTACTTTGACACAAAGAGAATGATTGAAGTTGTCGCCGCTTGTTTGAAAGTTGCAGGCAAAGAAGTCGAAACTCCAATGAATATTTCTAAGGAGTTTGTTGATAGACTTGCTGAACATATCTCGCAAAACGACCATTTAATTGTTCGGCTTTTGGAGAACTCAATTGTTCTTGTTTCTAATAGACTTGAGTTTCAAGTTTTTGACGTTACAGGAGTTGACCGCCCTTCAAAAGAAACACTTACCCGTTCGTTCTGTTTGAACCTGGCATTTTGCGGTAAGATTGTTACTAACAATCTTGATAGCTACATAGTTAATGATTACGGAATAGTCAATATCGAAACGCTGGCAAACGCAGACAAGGTTATCAATGGCAAATGAACCTCTAAACGGATGGGGCAAGAACTGTTTGCCTCAATACATAACCGAAGGCAATGTTCGTTATGAACTTGCCTTTAATGATGTTGACAACATTGAAGACGGGTATCGGAAGCTACCTCTTGGCTTTGATGTTTCTTGTTTTGGCATTGCCCTTCATAAGGACAATATTTCTACGCATATCAATAAAGACTGCAATACCGGATGTTTCTTTGTTCCGTATATTGAAATACAGACCAAAGAGGAACTTGCTCGTTGCGTCAGCAGGCTTGCGGCTCGTCTTGGCGATGAAGTTTCTAAAATCGAAAAGACTGATAGCCCAACATTGAAGATCATTGTTTCAAAATATGTTGACGAAAAAGGTAATCGCAATTTCGCTATTGGCGGAACAAATCTCAAACCCAAAAATGAACTAATTCACAAACTAAATGTACAGACCATGCTTTGCGAGCCAATCAAAGTTCAAGATGACGAGTCTTGGTTTGCTGTTATTGCTGATATGGAAGATCCATATGAAACTCAAACCTTGAGAGTTCATAGAGAATCTATTTTAGATTTTGAAAAACGCAAACTAACAATCGACAACAAAAACAAGCATGTATTGAGTTTGCTGCCTAAAGATTCAACCTTTTTTGGCAAGCATCTTGTTGGAGGCTCTTCTCAGAACTTCTATAATCCAAAGAAGCAAGTGGAAGGTTGTATTTATGGCCTATCTGTAATGAGAGCGTCTTCTGAAAATGAAGTAAACACGATACTTCGCCAGCTTGTTGAGTCTTTCAGGAACCTGACGGGTTGCTGCTTTGCTGAGGCTATTGTTCTCTCCCAGGAACATTCTGGGGAAATTTGCGATATCAGCATGGCCGTCTATCAATCAGATATTCCATACCTAAGAGAAGACGAAGAGGTTGATTTTTGATTTGTGCTTTTTTAGCACCTACAATTGGTCATGAGACCCAAAGCAATCTATGCGGCAAGCCTTGACCCTATTACTGCGGGTCATCTCTGGCTAATCAATCAGGGAACTCAACTTTTTGAAGAGCTTGTTGTTTGCATTGCGGTAAACCCCAACAAAGTTGGCAGGTATCTCTTTTCTGTTGAAGAGAGAATCGAAATGACCAGGATTTGTGTTCCTCCGACTGTCAAAGTAATGGCAATTGGTCCGAACTACCTGGTTGATTTCGTGAAACAAGAAAAAGCAACTCACCTCTTGAGAGGCGTTCGAAATGCCGAAGATTTCTCCGTTGAGTCAACAATGGCTGAAATCAACCGTAGAATGGCTTTAGATAGAGGCGTTGCCGTCGAAACAGTTATATTGCAGCCGCCGCATGATCTCTCAATCGTTTCGAGCAGTTTTGTGAAAAGCTTGATTGGCTACGACGGATGGCAGAAAGAGATAAGGAAATATGTTCCTGAGCATGTTGCGATTGCTCTTGAGGGGAAGGTGAAGAAATGAGAGATTTCACAAAGATGGCAGATAAGAGATTAACTCCCGATATTGGGATGGATTATCTCTTTTACATCTATGACAGAGCAATCAACGCAAGATCAAGTCTTTCTGCTCTTGTTCAAACCAGGGCAAACTTTGATACTCTTGTTGCGAAATACGCAACTCCAGTTTCTGAGGAGCCTCATGTTGCTCGTCAATATCACGACTTCAACCATGTCATTGAGGGTGTAAAAGATATACTCTCAATTGAAAGCGATTGCGATTGTTCTGAGGGATCAATCGACGACGTTTTGTTGGCCTGGTTCTATCATGATTCAATCTATCGCTTAAATCCAAAGACAACAACCAATGAATCCGAAAGCGCCTGGTACGCTCTTGAGGATCTCGTTGGCATGGGTTTCTCTGCGGAAAGAGCAGGAAGAGTTCACGATCTTGTTATGTGGACAAAACATGACAAGAACCCTCCTGAAGCGGATTATGAAGCGAACTTAATTGTTGATATAGACTTATTAAGAATCGCTTCAACGCCTGTTGAAACTTTCTTTGGACGAACCGCAATGGTTCGCAAAGAGTTTTCCTTTATTGACAATAAGACCTGGACCGAAGGTAGAATAGCCTTCTGGAAGGGTTTTTTGCAGAGGAAAAACGGCAGGGTTTTCAGAACAAGCCATTTTGAACACTTGAACAATATTGCAATCAGCAATATTGAGAAAGAAGTCTTTAGCCTGGAAAGGGGCATGTTCCTATAAGGAGATAAGAAATGGGACGAGAAAAGGAATTTGAAGACATCGAGGACTCGTTTGAAACAGAAGAAGACGACGACCTTGATCTTGACGATGATGAGGACGAGGACGAAATCGACGACGACGAAGAAGATGAAGAGTTTGACGACGATGAAGAGTACGAAGAAGATTACGAAGACGACGACGATTTCGACCTTGACGACGACGATGACGAGTTCTAAATTGAACCCCGCTGCTTGGCGGGGTTTTCTTTGGTGAAAAACTGGCCGAGTTCGTTTGTATATTCCGAAAGAGTGAATTGAACGATAAGCAGCCTTCTGTAGTCGGAACGCAGAAGGCGAATGAACAAGAGTATTCGAGACTCTTCTTTCTTCTCGAATAGGTTTCCCCTCTTTGGCCTCTGTTGTAAAGGGGGTTACGCTCTAAAAGAGCGGTCTTTGCTGAGAATTCCGACTTCTACAGCATTGTCTTGGAATCCCGCAAGGGATAGCTGCCTAACAGGCTTTGCCTTTTCACCTGTTGGCGTAGGCGAAAACAAGACGGTCTGACTGAATGAGAACTAAGTCTTAACGCCGACCTTAAAAGATCAACTTAGTAACCGTTTCGGCGGATTCAGTCGCTTTCGCTTTCCTTTTAGGGATGCGTTGGCGGCTGAAAAGGTTGTTGCGCAGCGCAATTAAGTTGTTATAGCGCATTATAAACAACTCTTCTATATACTGATACGGATTTGCGAAGCAAAGACGTATCACCGAGCGTAGCGAGGAAAAAGCTGATAACGTTCCAAACTCCCCCAGCCCAATGAAAAGGTACAGTTTTAGAGTGCCGAAACCTGCTTCCAAAATTGAAATTTTCTAACTAAGGATTTGATAGATTGAATATTGAAGACGTACAACTCATGCAAATACCTTCAGAAATACTTCGACAGAAGTGTGTTGAAATTGAGTATTCCGAAGATCTAAAACCATTTGCTGACAAGATGTTGTCTATCATGCTTGCTAATAAAGGTGTTGGATTAGCAGCGAATCAGGCAAATATTCCCTGGAGAATGTTTGTAATGAAAACAGAGAAGATGAAGAAGCCAAAAACCTTCATCAATCCAGTTATTCTTTACGAGTGCGTGCCTTACAAAGATACCGAAGGCTGCCTATCCTGTCCTGATGTCAAAAAAGAAATTATTCGAAACAGGTATGTCCTCATTGAGTATATTAACTATGAGGGTAAAAAAGTAAAAGAGCATCTAAGAGATTTAGAAGCTCGTTGCGCTCAACATGAAATTGATCACTTAAACGGTGTTCTTATCGTAGATAAGACTTAAACAATATTGATTGGCATAACGTCAACAATCAATCCATTTTGGTCTGTTGTTATGATTCCAAGCTTTTTGTTGTTAACTTCAACATCCCTTGCTATTGTAAGCAACCAAACTCCTCTTGCAAGAGCGTCTGGTTGAGTTACCTCAAAGAATCTACAAAGATTATTGAGGTGATTGATTGCTGTTTCGTTGCATTCAAGAGTAATTTTGAAATTTTCAATCTTTGGAGCGTCAATGGGTATTTCTGTTGACGTTTGTTGGTTTTTAGAACTAATAGGGCATTCTAAAGGGTTATTCGACTGTACCGTGTTAGGTTGAAATAATAGTTTTTCTTTTGTTATAACTGGAATATTAGCTTCTGCATTTTCTTCGTCGGTTTTGACGGTTATGGTAATCGCTTGTTCATTTTGAGAGTCTACGGTTGGTGTTTTGACGGTTTTTTTGGAACGAAACTTCCCAAGAATTGCTCCAAAAATTTCGCAGGTTGCATCTAAGATAGATTTGATCATTATCTGCTTTCCTTTTGTGTAAGATCGTCTTTTCTATTTACATTGCAAAGAAAAACACTTCCTCTGCTCGATATACCTGTAAAGGAGATTTTATGATCAAGAATCGAGAGGAGTGGCAAAAAACATTCATTACGAGTTTGATCTCAATAAGAGACTATTTTATAGAACAGGATCCCTTAGAAATTATCGGCAAACAACACAGCGTCTCTATCTCTAATATTTTGATTGGATATTTCTGCGAAAGAAGAATTAGAGTTCCGATCAAAGAACCGTCGCCTTATATGACTTGCGAAGATATAGCAATCTATATCAATGACGAAGTTTTGTCTTATATTTATGACGAGTATCCAGATTTTATAGATATAGATTGGCGACAAATGTACGTTCTCAAGGAAGATATTGACAGACTTCTTTCTAGCGGCGACGAGGAAGAATGGTAAACGTAGCTGTTTTATCTTCTATTTGAAGATCAAAATCAACGCCAAGATTTGACAGGAACTTTCTCAAGCTTTTCTCTGAAAAATAGTGACAGAGATGATTGTCGAAGCTTCCGTAACAAAGCTGTACTTGAAACTGTTCATTACGAAGTTTTTTAACTATGTTTGAGTACGGACAAAAACTATACTCAAGAGAGTCTTTTTTGGTAAACTTTTTTAGGCTTTTCTCTTCAATCAAGGCGTAGGCGTGTTCGCAGTTTTTACAATCTATGAGATAGAAAATATGCTTATTTATTTTAGATACGTCTTTTGAGCCGCAAATAGCGCAAACTGGATTTTTCAAGAAGATATCGTTCATAAAATCTTGATGGCTTTTTCAAATATCTTATCTACATTGTTTTGCGAAGAATACCATCCCTGAGGGCAGCCGCTTGAGAAATCCTGAAGATATTTCTCATACGCCTCATGCCATTTTTTTCGGTCATTTTCAGAAGCAATAAGAACTTCTTTGTTTTTGAAGCCCGTTAGAATTTCAGCCTTATTTTCGGCTTCTTTTCTAACCTGTTTCCATTCTTCGATTGTTTCTGTTATTGGCCCCCAGTGTAACAACTTCTTATCCTTTGAGACTGCCCAAAAGTCAATGGAAGGCATTTTGTGGCTTAGTATTGATTTCGTAAAGAGAACCGCTGCCGGATTGAATCCTAAGTCTTCTAGCTCCTCAGAAGACATTTTTAGAGCGCCATTGAAGCTGTTATCAATAGCGAGTAAATCACCAGAATCAAAACTGCATTCAATAAGAATATCTACGTCTTTGATTCTGTGATCTTTCTTGTTGAAGTTTTCAGCAAGAGAGCCCCAGGCGTATATGCTCTTAACTTGTTTGAAATTAGAAATACTCTTCGAAGCCTCTTTTAGATAAGGTTGAATGTCTCGTATTCTTGGGATTGCTTTTTCGTACCATTTCATATGTAGGCTTTCAATATAGGCTTTCAATATAGTATTCTCCTTACACATTATTTTCGGTATTCCACTTCTTTTTCCTCTTTACTTGGGTGTATCTCTTCTCTTGTGCAATAGAAATGCCGAATGATGGAATAAACGAAGAGGTTTATATGAATAACGAAAACATACTGTATCCAGAGCAAGAAAAACCGCATAAAGCCTTCGAAGTTCACAAGGTTTTAGACGCTGGTTTTATTCGTCTTGTTGATTCGATGCCTAGTCCAACAGACCCATACAGTATTCCTGCCGACGCTGCCATTGTTCAGGCTGCGAGGGTCTCTTATGGAAAAGGCACGAAGGCCGTTAATGAAGATAAGGGTCTTATTAGCTATCTCATGAGGCATCGTCATACAACTCCGTTTGAGATGGTTGAGTTCAAGTTTCACGCAAGAATGCCTATGTTTGTTGCTCGACAATGGATTCGTCATCGAACAGCCAATGTCAATGAGTATTCGGCTCGCTACTCTGAAGTTCCTGATCTTTGTTATATACCTGAACCCGAAAGAATAATGGGACAGAGTAAGACAAACAAGCAAGCCTCTGACGGAACCTTATCTCAAGACACTAAAGATTCTTTTATTGGCAGACTACAAACCGTTGCTTCTGAAACATATAGCGATTATCAGGAGTTTTTAGCTCAGGGCGTTTCGAGAGAAACAGCCAGGATGTTTCTGCCGGTTGCGTATTACACAGAATGGTATTGGAAGATCGATCTTCATAATCTATATCACTTTATTGCATTAAGATATGACGCTCACGCTCAGTACGAAATCAGAGTATATGCTGAGGCTATGTATAATATTTGCAAAGAACTCGCCCCTATAGCTACAGAGGCTTTTGAGATTCATAGAATGAAATCTGTGCATATTTCTCATGACGAAGTTGATATTTACAAGTCTCTAATGAGCGTAGAGAACCTAAACGATAAACTCAATGTTGCTTTTGACGCAAAAGGATGGAGTCCTCGAAGAAGAAAAGAGTTTATGGATAATCTGTCGAAGATTATGTAATATGAATTTTATTGTAGATCTAGAAGCAACTTGTTGGGAAAATCCAAGAATTCCTGATCTTAATGAAATTATAGATATTGGTATAATTGTTTGCGATGATAGGTATGAGAGAATTGATTCATGGGAAAGTCTTGTTAAACCCAAGTTCAACACTAGATTGTCTGTCTTTTGTAAGAGACTAACTTCTATAAAGCAATCAGACGTTGATTCTGCTGAACATATTGAACAGGTTTTTGCTAGGTTTTGCAAGTGGTGTAAAGAAAACGGTTACGATCCAACTAATCATGTGTGGTATACATGGGGTAGTTGGGATCTAGGCTGTCTAATTAGCGATTGCGAGAGAAATAAAATCTCTTTCCCTTTTGGGGAACATCGAGATCTAAAAACAATATATATGCAAAGAAGAAACTTATCTTCTCGCGAAAAATGCAATGTTAAGGACGTTATAATTAGGGAGAATCTTGGAGACGGTTTAGGCCTTCATAGGGCCATAACAGACGCTACTGCTGCTGCGAAGATTGCAAAGTTGGTGTTTGAACTTGATTCTTCGCAAGATCTTTCATGACTTTAACATGATGTTTTGATCTATTTCCAACCTGTCCATACCAGACGCTTTTTTCCATAAGGTTTGCAGCTTTTGCGTATTCTTTATTAACTATAGCTTTGCCTGTATTTATAAATTTTGATATAGTTGGACCGCCCATATTAAAAGACATATCAACGCAAATAAGTTGAATTTCTTTTGGTTGACCGCTTAGGTTTGGAATCCATTTTTGAGCGTCAGAAATAGCAGTTTTCAGATTAACTCTGAACAGCTTGGACATTTGATCTTGACTAAGCGTTTCTTTTCCGGATATTAGACCTTCTTTGGTTGCTCCAATACTCTTAAGAATGGAATCTGCGTCTGGCCTTTCTAAATTGAATCCGCAACCAACGGTCCATATTCCTTTACTATCTTTATAAGCCCTAGCTATGAACCCGCCTTCAAAAGGCGCAATAAATGATTCAAGCTCGTTTTCGGAAACCAAACCTTGAGACGCTTGTTGTGTCTGTTGTTGAAGTTGAGGGGCTTGTTCGGTTTTTACTGGTTCAAGTTTAGTTTGAAACTGTTGATTTTGAACCTCTTTTATAGGGGCTTGCTGTTTATTTTCAGGAACAGAAGGCTGGCCCATTAGGCTAAAACTAAGAGGTAAAGCTCCGAGGGCTCCTCCCATACCAAGTCCCTTACGAACGTCTTTCCAGTTTACGTCCGCTTCCTTGTGAAGGGTTAGATTCTTAGCTTTGATGTACCATCCGCTTTCTTGTTGCATATTTCTATATACTTCGGCTTTATTACTTTCCCTTGATTGACGATACACTTTAGATTGGCATGGAGATTCCAAAATGGAAAAAGTGATGAGTTTTAAAATACAAACAGTTGAAAAGGCGGTAGAGGCTTACGAGCAAATTAGGGAAGCTTTTTCCAGACCGGACAAAGCCGTTGTTGGCGAGGCCTTGATTCTATATACAGAACTTTCTGATTGGGGTTTTTTTGAAAAGTATAGCATTTTTGCGCCAGAAAATAAATGGCTATATGTCACAGTCATGGCTATGAGTCTAACTTCAAAAGCGAAGAGTCCTCTATCGTTTAGCAAGAACGAGATTGGCAAAAGTAAATGGGAAATAATTCAAACAGCATTACAAAGGTCCGAGAAGTTTGGAAATAGTAAAAAGAAGGCATGAGAGAATATGAATCTTTCTTCTATGGCGACTGTTCAAGAAGTGGTTATAAAATAAGCTATTTGTTGCTTAGTAGAAAGATAGGACATACATTTGTTTATGCGGACGATAAATTTGTTTTTTCTATTAAGACGGCTCGATTATTTAGAGAATTTGTAGGGTTCGACGATATCTTTTCTTACATAAATTGTTATGGATATATATTTGATTTTCCGGAGATAAATAGTTGGAACTCATAGTTCACTGCATACTCTCTGTGTTTTTTGGTTATTCACTAGCCATTCTTCTTGTTGAAAAAGGAGACGATTGGCCTGTTATTATACTAACTAAGCCATTGAAATTTCTATTTGGCAAAATTTATAGTAAACTGACTGGGCTTTTGGAGTGTACGGTTTGTTGTTCTTTTTGGGCAACTCTTATTGGTGAAATTGTGTTAAAGTTTTGGATTACTGATTTATTTTTATGGCCTTTTACGGGCATTATTGCTTTGGGCTTTACTTGGTCAGTTATAGAGTTTTTGAATACTCTAGATAAATCCAAACACAATGACGCAACCAATTAAAATAACCGGAATAGGCTGTTCATGGACTAGCGAAGAGGCTCTATTTAGCAAAAATAGGCTTTGCGAAGTAGGATTTTATGCCAAACTTTTATATATAAAAGAACATTACTATGTTCTGTATTCCTATAGAGACTTTACAAACGAAGAAGCTATCGAACTTTTGAATAAGACTTTTGGAGGAAAAATATGAAAAAACAATTTGTGTTTGGCCCTATTCTTTTTTTGGGCCTATTAGGATGGGCTTTTGTTTTGTCGTCATGCTCTCTTTTTCAAAAAGAAGAAGTCAGGCCCAACACGCCTCCAGCATTACCAACTGTTGATAAAGAAAAAGAGAACGTGGGCGAGGCGGCTAAAACAGTCGGTGAAACATCAAAGAGCGTTTCGGACCATGCCGACAAAATAGATACGCATACGACCTCGATTGAAAGCAAAACTCCACTTGAAATCAAAGAAGCTGTAAAACCAGAAATCTCAGGAATTAGAGAAGAAACCAAAGGTCTTCGTCAAGATTCGGCAACACTTTCTGCGGTAGAACAAAAGCTTAAAGACACAGAAAGTAAACTCGCCGATCAGCAAGTAGCGATTATTAAATATACAGAGTTTGCGAAAACGGCAGAAACAGAAAGAGCGAAGTTACAAAATAAGATCAAAGATCTAGAAAGTTCGCAAAAGAAAATGCTTAATACACTTTTAGCTTGGATAACAGTGGCTTGCGTCGTTGGTATCGGCGCTTCTCTTGTTATTGGATTCTTCTTTAAGACGCCTGCTGCATTCATGATTGCGGCGGGTTGTGTTGCAACTTTAGGCGTTTCTGTGGCGGTTAGTCTGTATCTTACACAAATAGCATGGGTTGCTCTTGCTTTGCTTGGCGCAGGCTTTATTGCGGCGATTGTATACGTTGCACGGCAGATTAAGAATAGAGATAAAGCCGTTGGCGAACTTGTTCATACAGGTGAAATTGCTAAGACTTATTTACCTCTTTCAGCAAGAGAGAAGATCTTTGGCAATGCGGTCGAGCCAGGCGTTGCTCATAATGTTCAGTCTGAAACTACAATGAAACTTGTTAGAAACGTAAGGAATCTAAACAAAGACAAGAGAGGTTACGGCCTAGCTCCTGAGCTTCCTAAGTTTTGGAAGCCAACATTAGGAGATTCTGTACAGCCAGAAACAATAGTCGCGTTTCAAGATCCTTATTCGCTAGCGGGCGCTCAATCGTTTACAACAAGCACATCAAAGACAATTTTAGGATAAATCAGCCTAAATATAACGGACTGCTTTCGAATACAAAGATAGTGCTTTTGTAGTCTTGTATACTTGATTGTAGTTGACACAAAGAAGGAGTCAATTGATGATTAGTGAAGAATCAGTTAGAGATAAGTGGGAAGAGTTTGTTATAATTCGCAAGAACAAACAAGATCCACATTATATAAAAGCAAGAAATTCCTTACTTGAGATTTATTATCCACTCGTAACAAAAGTGGCAGAGAGAATGCACAAGAAGATAAGAGAAGTCGATATCGACGACCTTGTTGCTTGGGGCACGGACGGTTTGTTTCATGCTGTTGAAAGGTTTGACCCGTCTCTCAAGAATAAGTTCGAAACCTTTGCAATACATCGCATAAAAGGTTCTATTCTTGACAATATTCGTCAGGTTGATTGGGTTCCACGTCTTGTTAGACAGCGATATTCTAAAATACAAAAAGCGAAACAAGTTCTTGAATCAGAACTTGGACGAACTCCAATCCACGAAGAGGTTGCCGAGTATATGGGTATATCGCTAGATGAGTATATAGAGATTAGCTCAAAAGCTACTCCGGTAAGCTGTATTAGCATGAATGCTGGTCGTTCTGAAGATTCTGATTCAGGGGAAGAAATACAAATAGAAAGCATAATAATCAATTCAGAAAAACCAGACAACAACGTTCTTCGTGAAGAGATGTTCAAGAAACTCATGGGTAAGAATTTTATTCCTCTTGAGAGAAAAATCATTCACATGCACTACTACAACAATATGACGATGAAAGAAATTGCAAAAGAGACTGGTTACAGCGAATCCAGGATTAGCCAGATGCATTCAAAAATTCTTGAACGATTGCAAAGAAAAGTAAAGCTCAACCCCAACTACATGAAGGGTCTTGAGGCTATACTTCAGTCTTGAAGGAGCGAACCATGAGGGTTTACGTTGGCGACATCACTAAGGTCGAGGGTATAGACGTTATCGTGAACGCCGCAAACGGCATTGGAGTCATGGGAGCGGGAGTGGCGGGCGCTATTGCTCGTTCAGCAGGTACAAGTACCGAACAGAATGGCGTCAATATCAGAACAATTGTGGCTGATGTTGTCGAAAAAGAGGGTCCATTTGATGTTGGGGACGTTTACGTCTCTGACGCAGGACTTTTGAAACGAAGAGGAGTGAAAAAAATCTACCATGCGGTCACAATGAAGTACCCTGGTGGACAAACTTCTTTAGGCACGATACCCTCTCTTTTGACGAGGGTTTTTGAAACAGCAATCGCAAATGGTGAAAACTCGATAGCTTTTGGAGGCCTAGGATGCGGTATCGGAGGTCTCAGTAAATCTGACGTTGCCAGAGAAATGGCGCATGTTGCTGAAGCCTATAACGGAAGAATCAAAATCGAAGTTGTAGACATGAATCAAGAGTTCGTAGACGAATTCAAAAAGAACCTGAGCATTCCGATCGAGACGTAGCAACATGGTAACTCAATCTTCAATCACAATGCCGACTCTCGTTTTGAACAAGAGTTGGACTCCTGTTTCAATTTGCACTGCAAAGAAAGCAATTGCCAAGACAATGCTTGGTCTTGCTCAAATTCTTGATCCTGAGAGTTACATATTGTACAATTTTGAGGATTGGATGACTTTACCAGTCCGAGAAGGAGAAAGAATTATCAGGACTTCTAGAACTGAAATTCGAGTACCTGAAATTGTTGTGCTTTCAGAATACGAGAGACTTCCACAAAGAGAAGTCAAACTAACTCGTCGAAATCTTCTGGTTAGAGATAACTACACCTGTCAATACACAGGCAGAAGAATCTCAATGGATACCGGAACTATTGACCATGTTATTCCAAGATCAAGAGGAGGCCTAAGCACGTGGGATAACCTGGTTATGTGTTGCTTGGAAGTTAATGCTAAAAAAGCCGATAGGACTCCAGACGAGGCAGGTCTCAAGCTTTTAAAGAAGCCTGAGAGGCCAAAGTGGAGTCCTGTTTACTCTCGTTTTGCAAGACTTGCTTCGTCAAACGTTCCGTCATCCTGGGCTCAGTTCGTCAAGGTTGAAGGAAATCCGTTTGGGGCAATAGATGCAGCGACGTAGAATCAGGTATTCGTCAGTCAAACAAAGGGGTGATGCTCGTAAGTGGTTGGGAAAGTTCCCTGATTGTCCAGTTTTTATACTGGGCAACGGGCCTTCTCTCAACGACGAAGACATCACCCCTTTATCTAATTATTTGACCATAGGCATTAACAGATCTTTTTATAAACTTGATTCAACAATTCTTATGTGGCAGGACTCTAGCCTTTGGTATACAGAGCGAAAGAAGCTATCAGAAATAAAAGCTATCAAGTATTGTACCGCTCACGCAGATCCAGAAAATCGTTTCTATCATTTTAAGATTAGTCCTGGTGGTTTCGGACTACCAGAGACGGTATCAAATCTAAAAGGCAGCGGATCAACGTCGCCCTTGGCTGTTCAGCTTGCTTATTTAATGAGTTGTAATCCGATAATTCTACTTGGCTGCGATTGTAAACCAAGAGACGGCGAAAGCGATTTCTATGGTAATAATAAGTTTCACAATCAAAAAACAATGTCTCAGTGTTATGTAGGTCTTTCTTGGATTAAGAATTTGCACGAAAGCGGCAAGAGAACAATTATTAGTTGCTCTGATAATGATTTGTTTCCCAGGCAATCTCTTTCTTCGATTTTGTCTTCTATAGATACAAAGCATAAACAAAACAGAGAGTATTGGAATCAATTCTTGTTATGATTTTTAGGTCGAGATATAAGTTTCCTATAAAGCTTTGGAAGAAAAAGTTCGTCGGCGAGACAGCTTTTATACTAGGCAACGGTCCTTCTCTTCTTGAAAACGATCTTGGCCTGCTCAAGAACTATTTCACGATAGGAACAAATCGGGCATACAAAATCGTTTCTCCCTGCATACTTATGTGGCAGGACGAATCTTTGTATGAAGATTGTTTTCGTGACTTAGTTACTCTTGCTTGCGCGAAATTAACAAGAAAAGAAATAGACAAAGAAGACCTGTTTACTCACTTTAGAATAGAACGGGGCGGTTTTTCTTTTGGAGAAGATCCGGAAGTTTTACATGGCGGAGGCTCGACAGCGTGTCTTGCTATACAGCTTGCGGTCTCGATGGGTTTTTCTAAAATCGTTCTTCTTGGTTGTGATTGTTCTTACCGAGGAGAACAAACCGATTTTTATGGAAAGAACAAAAACCATAGTACGAATACTTTGGCTAATTTTTCTGCCGCAATGGAATGGGTTAGCCGTGAATCACCGATTCCTATAAGGAATTGTGGCGATGCACCATACTGGTCCAAGATTTCTTTACAGGCAGCTATTGACGATTTTGAACCCAATAAACTTTCTAGACTAGAGTGGCTGAATAGGTTGACGTAAAATGAACGAACAACAAACAGAAAGTAACAGATTCATTATTGACACTAAAGCTGTCGAGAAGTTTTTGTCTATTCTCGATAAAAATGATGATATTTCAATTATTTGCCACGACCAACCAGATCCCGATTGTCTTGCTTCGGCTTTTGCTATTCAGGCTCTTGCTCAATCAAGAGGTAAAAATGCTGTCATTTATTATGGCGGAGAAATTCCATATACTCAAAACAGCGTCATGATGAATGTTCTTAACATTTCAGCGATTAAGCTAGAGGTTGACGAGGATAATGAAGAGGAAGAATTAACTCAACAAATAAAAGACAATATTAAGAAAAGCTCCATTATCGTCGTTGATACGAGCGCTGGTTTTGGAAAAGAAAATAATACCGGGATCTTTGGCTTTCTTGAAAAAGATAGGAAGCCAGACGCCATTATAGATCATCACACAACAAGTCCTTATGTAGACTGTCCTGTGTATATAAACAAGCAGTACGGCGCTTGTTCGACCATATTGCTTGAAATATTGACGGTATTGGATATTCCAATAAATAAAGGTCTTGCAACGGCTCTCTATCTTGGTATTTCGACCGATACTGCGGATCTTAAATCAGAAGGAACCATGCAGAATGATATTGACGCAATGGACTTTCTCAGATCCATCATGGATGTTGAGCTTCTTAGAAAAATTTATGACTATCCAAAACCCCTTGCGTTGCTTGAGCTTAGAAGAAAAGCATATTCAAATTTTTGTATTAGCGGCAACAATTTGACCATATCAAACGTTGGTATTGTTAATCCTCAACAAAGAGCTTTGCTTGCGAAACTTTGCGAAGAAATGCTTGAGGTTGAATCAATAGATAGTGCCCTTGTTATGGGGCTTGTTGACGAAGGATTTGATAAGCCTAAGTTTTTGATAGCGTCTTTCAGAACAGGGGTTCTTGGTATCAATGTTTCTCAGTTCATTCAAAAGATATTTGGTAAAAAATATGGCGGCGGACGGCGTGGAGCCGGCGCAGCAAAAGTTCCTCTTGACGATAAGATATCTTCAGTGATTGATTTTGCAAAAAGGCAGGAAAACGGAGTTGCTCGTATTGAGCAACTTGTTGCTCCCTTTTTTGAATATTACGCCGACAAGGCGAGAACAGAAAAGAGTAACATATAATATGGATATATCTAAGATCCCCCTTAAGGACTCAACGTTATTAGAGTTTGCCCATGCATTAATGGCCGCTGAAGGAGACTCCTTTAGAGATAACTACATTAACAATTTTTTCGGAGATACCAAAAAAAGAACCTCCATTAATTCTGAGGCGATTTCGCCTTATGAACATAGAAAAATACAGGCTATTTGGCAGGAATTCTTCAATAAAGAAGAATGGACGCTAACTGAACAGTGCGATTTTTCTTATACAGCAAAAACGCCTGTTGTGAAGTTTGATATAGAAACATCTCCTGACGAATACATTAAAGGCTACAGAGAGGGTTGCCTTTTTTATAAGAAAGGAAGAAGCAAGCTTTGTGTTCAAATCGTGAGAAATCCCGGAAGAGAAGAATACTCTTATATTATAACAACTTCTGAGACAGATAGTAAACTGTTGCAAGATCTTAAAAAATATGCTTCTGAGAATAACCTCTATAAGGGTAAGAAGATTGACTGTAGAGGTAATTTTTTAAAGCTCGATAATGTTTCTTGGGAAGATATTATTCTTCCAGAAAAAACAAAACAAGTTGTTAGGTCTAATATAGAAGAGAATTTCGCCTTAAGAGAGACATTCAAGAAATACGGACTCTCAGTTAAGAGAGGCATTATTCTTCATGGGGTTCCCGGAACTGGTAAGACAAAGATTTGCAAATGTCTCGCAAGAGAGTCGGGATATAGCGTTCTGTACGCCTTGCCCTCTGATTTCCCTAATCCAAATTCTATTTCTAGAGTTTGTGAAATAGCAAAAGACCTTGCCCCTTGTCTTCTTATAATTGAAGATATTGATTGGATTGCTTCTGATAGAGCGAAGGGTGGTTCCGCATTCGTTATGGAGCTTATGAATAAGCTTGACGGTCTTGAATCTTTTGGTGATATTATAACGCTCGGAACCACAAATGCTCTTGGAGAGCTTGAGAATGCTATTAAGAATCGACCGGGAAGATTTGATAGAATTATAAGCGTTGATAAGCCCGACGAAGAATGTCGAGCAAAAATGCTTCTTAAGTTTACAGATAAGTTTGTTGTATCTAAAGCTGTTGATTTTAAAAAACTCGCGTCAGTAACTAGAGGTCTAACTGGCGCTCATATGAATGATCTCTGTTTAACTGCTGCCATATTTGCGGTCAAAGATTCTTCTTTTGAAGGAGAAAAACTCCTTCTTGAAAAGAAGCATTTTGATAAAGCAATTAAGGAAACAAAAGATAAAGATTATTCTACCTATATGGAACAACAAAGCAAGAATAAGGCCATTGGTTTTGCGCAAATGCAGAACCCCCTGTTTGGTGATTTTTTAGATGATGATTTCTAAATTCTAACAGAAGGAAGACGATTACTATTATTAGAAGTTCTCTTTACGCCGAGTTGAATATGGAGAAGAAAATGATTATGATGGATACTGATGTTAGCTTAGACGAAGGATCAATTAAGAAGATATATTCGAATCAAGAAGCGCTGGACAAATCGCTTGAATATTTTGGAGGAGACAACTTAGCTGCGAGCGTGTTTGTTAGCAAGTATGCCCTTAGAGATAATGAAGGTAGAATTCTAGAATCGAATCCAGATCAAATGCATCGTAGGCTCGCCAGAGAGTTTGCAAGAATAGAGAAGAAATATCCTAATCCTCTTTCAGAACAAGAAATATACGATTATTTTAGGCATTTCAAGTATATTGTACCTCAAGGCTCTCCGATGAGCGCAATTGGGAATCCATATCAAGTTCAGTCTTGTTCTAACTGTTTTGTTATACCGTCTCCAGAAGATAGTTATGGCGGTATTTTGAAGACAGATCAAGAGCAAGCTCAAATTATGAAGCGTCGTGGGGGTGTTGGCTTTGATATTAGCTATATTCGTCCCCGTGGTCTTCAAACAAACAACGCAGCTAGAACAACAGACGGTATTGGCGTTTTCATGGAGCGATTCTCTAACACTTGTAGAGAAGTTGCTCAAAATGGCCGTCGAGGCGCTTTGATGTTGACAATCTCGTGTCATCATCCTGAGATTAGAACTTTCATAAACATCAAGAAGGACTTGTCTAAGGTCACTGGCGCAAACATTTCTATTCGTTTAACCGACGAGTTTATGAATGCAGTTAAGAATAAGACGCAAGTTGAGTTGCGTTGGCCTGTTAATTCTAACGAACCAAAGATTAGAGAAATGGTTGATGCTGAATCTCTGTGGAAAGAAATTATTGACGCTGCTTGGCAGTCTGCGGAACCTGGTCTTCTTTTCTGGGATACTGCTCAGAAGTTTACTCCTGCTGATATCTATAAAGACTTTGGCTATGAGTCTCTTTCAACTAATCCATGTGTAACATCTGATACTTGGGTATTAACTTCTGAAGGACCAAGAAGGGTTTGTGATCTTGTTGGACTTCCATTTGACGCTATTGTTGATGGAATTCGTTATCCTTCTGATATTAGAGGGTTTTGGAAAACCGGAAACAAAAAAACACTTGTAATAACAACAAAAGAAGGATTTAGATTAGAGTGTACTCCTGAACACAAAGTATTGGTTGCAAGATTTGAAAACAGGAAAAAAATAACAGAATGGAAAGAAGCAAAAGATATTAAGACAGGAGATTTGTTGAACCTTGATAATCATTCCCAAATCGCTGAGTGGGATGGTAATGGTATTTTTGAAGAAGGGTATTTGCTTGGATCTCTTATTGGAGACGGATGCATTTGTGGAGATACCGCATATCTTTCTTGGTGGGGCGGTACTAAATCTATAATGATGAAGTATGCAGCAGATTTGGCAAATAAAGCCCTAAAGTGTCGTTCTGATTTAGGGTCAGGATCTTTTGAATCTTCTAGCGCAGAGAAGCATGACAGAACAGGATTTAACTGTAAGGCATTAAAAGAATTGGCAGAAGAGTTTGGTTTAGATAATAAGAAAAATATTAGTGACGAGATAGAAAAAGGAAGTTATCAGTTTTACAAAGGCATCCTAATGGGATGGTTTGATGCTGACGGTACTGTTAACTTCAACAAAGAAAAACAAAGAAATGATGTTAGACTTTGTTCTTCTAATCTTGAAAATCTTTACGCCGCTCAAAGAATGCTTTCTAGAATGGGAATTGTTTCTAAAGTTTATTGCAATAGAAAAGAAGCAGGAAATAGGCTAATGCCAGACGGCAAGGGAGGAACAAAAGAATATTATTGCCAATCAACTCATGAGCTTGTTATAACAAAAAATAACATCAAGCTTTTTGCTGACAAAATTGGGTTTGCAGATCCTGACAAAAGCAATAAACTCAATAAAGTTCTTTCTTCTTATGTTAATAGAGGATTGTATACAGAAAAATATGTCGCAGAAGTCGTATGCATAAACGAGGGGCAACAGAAAGATGTTTATGATTGTCATATTCCTTCTGTTCATCGTTTCGACGCAAACGGTATAACAGTTCATAATTGTGGTGAAATTGTCTTGAGCGCATATGATTCTTGTAGATTAATTTGTATCAACTTGCTATCTTTTGTTGGTAACAAGTTTACAGAAAACTCGTTCCTTGATATAAAAGAATTGGAACGAGTTGCTGAAGTTGCTCAGCGTCTTATGGACGACATGATTGATATTGAGATTGAGCAAATTGATAAGATTCTTGCTAAAATTGACTCAGATCCAGAGTCTGACGACGCAAAGTTTGTTGAAAGAAATTTGTGGACAAGGATTAAGCAGGCATGCGTAAATGGTCGCAGGACTGGACTTGGGATCACAGCACTTGGCGATGCTCTTGCAGCGCTTGGCGTTCGTTATGGCTCTAAGGAATCTGTTGTTCTTACAGAGAAAATGTATCAGGCGCTTGCTATTGGCTCATATAGGGCGTCTTGTGTTATGGCTAAGGAACGAGGAGCCTTTCCTGTCTTTGATCATAAGCTTGAAAAGGACCATCCATTCCTTAGCCGTATCTGGGAAGCCGCTCCTGATGTTTATGCTATTTACAAGAAGTATGGTCGCAGGAATATAGCTAATACAACAACCGCTCCTACTGGCTCTGTTTCTACGTTGACTCAAACGACTTCTGGCATTGAGCCTGCATATAGCTTGCTGTACAAGCGCCGCAAGAAGATTAATCCTGGCGACGGAACCAATATTCGCGTTGATTTTGTAGATCAGAAGGGTGATAAGTGGCAAGAGTTTTTTGTTTTCCATCATCAATTCAAAGAATGGATGGATGTTAATGGCTATAAGATTGATGAAGGCGAAAAAGCGTCAATTAATTCTCATGAAGATTTAAGCTTTTTCAAGAAATCTCCTTATTATAAGGCGACATCAAACGACGTAGACTGGTCTGCTAGTGTAGACATTCAGTCTGTTGCTCAGAAATGGATTGATCACGCTATTAGCAAGACCTGTAATCTTCCTAACGATGTTACAAAAGAGCTTGTTGCTAATGTTTACATGAAGGCCTGGGAAGCTGGTTGTAAGGGTTTTACGGTCTATAGAGACGGCTGTAGAACAGGTGTTCTTGTTTCTGCTTCCGAAAAGAAGAAAGAGAATATTCAAAAGACAAATGCCCCAAAGAGGCCTCAATCTCTTGATTGCGACATTCATCATACAAAATCTAGAGGCGAAGATTTCTTCGTTCTTGTTGGGATGTTTGAAGGTCATCCTTATGAAGTTTTTGCCGGAAAGAATGGTTGTATTACATCCCTCAAAAAGGGAACTCTTGTTAAGAAAAAGAGAGGCGAATATTCTCTTAATGCAGAGGACGGCTCGGTTGTTCAAAATGTTTGTGATCTTTTAACAGACGAGCAGGCTGTTATTACTAGAATGATTAGTTTATCTCTTCGTCACGGTTCAGACATAACATATGTTGTTGATCAGTTAGAAAAATCTCCTGGTGATATGACAAACTTTGGCAAAGCTATGGCGAGAGTGTTGAAGAAATACATTCCTGACGGAACAAAAGCTTCTGGAGCGACATGCCCTAGCTGTTCAAGCTCTAATGTTGTCCGTCTTGAAGGCTGTTTGACTTGCAAAGATTGCGGACATAGTAAGTGTAGTTAAAAACAGAAGGATCAATTATGAAGACACAAATTAAGTTTAGAAAGTTAGTTCCTGAGGCTCAAATACCAACAAAAGCTAAAAATGGAGACGCAGGATTTGATTTAGTAGCAATCGACGATGGCATTGTTGATTCGGAAGGTTTTATACAATATAGAACAGGACTGGCAGTTGAGCCCCTTCAAGGTGTTCATACGGAAATATGGCCTAGATCTAGCATTAGCAAGTATGACATGGCCTTAGCTAACAGCATCGGTCTTGTAGATAACGGTTATAGAGGAGAACTTCTTGTTAGATTTAAGCCAACTCTTCGATATAGCCAAATGCCAGACGGAGAGGTTTACGTTACTTTGCCCAAGCCATTTAAGAAATATAAAAAGGGCGATAAAATCGCTCAACTTGTTGTTTCCATAACCGTGGACGCTTCTTTTATTGAAGTACAAGAGCTTGTTGAGACAACAAGGGGCTCTGGTGGGTTTGGTTCCTCAGGTAGCTAAGGCTTTTTGATCTAGAAAGGGTTTTGAATAGTTTTTTAGAACACAGAGAATATCTCTGTGTTCTTATTGCATTATATTTAGCTTTAGCGCTACCCGATAATAGTATAGGAACTTTTGGGGGATACGAATGCCATTTAAGTTTTTTGCTAGTTTTGAGTTTACTGGATCGCCAACATCTGAGCAGTTTAGGTTTGCTTATGGCATGGGCGTTATGAAAAACGTTCAAAGTCCCATATCCAATTATCAAACTCTAACAATTAATAACGACGCAATTAATCAGCATATTGATAACGCTATTGCTCAAGGATATGAAGCTATTTGTTGGGACGAGAAAAACCCGAGATTTTATCTTTGGAATTCATCAATGACAGAGGCGGAAAAAGACGCCGCTCTTGATTGTTTGGTTGAAATATATACAAAATCTAAGGCAAGAGCTATTCAGCAAGGGAGGCCCGATCTCAAAATTGGTTGGTGCGACATTCCGGGAGGTCATCCAAATAGCTATAACGCACCGTTGCAGTATACTCAAAGTCCAAGCAATCCTACATATCAGTCCAATTATCAATCATGGATTTCTTGGATGAGTAGGCTTTCACAGAGATACGTTAATGGGCAATATATCTCTTCTCCATTTTCAAATTGTTGTGATTTTGTTGCTCCAAGTTTGTATATATTTTATGGCAATAGTCAATCTCTTATTGATGATTGGAAGATTTTTGCAGGTGTAACCCTTGATCAAATGAGGCTTAGGATAGCCAATGGGAAGCCTATTTATTCTTTTTGTTCATTTTCGTTTCATCCATCTTTTGTATATGTTGGAACAATGGCAAGCTATAATAATATGTCTCAAATGATTGCTTTATCTAAGCAAAAAGCTGACGGCATAATTATGTACGGCGGGGCCAATGCAAGTTATAGATATGACAATTGGTTTTGGAGACCGTCTGGAGCGAACGAGGCAGCAGACTTAACTACTTGGAGAACCGTAACGAATGGTTCGTTTTCTATAACCATTGCCAATGTAAAACTAAAAATACAAAACATTAACACTTCGTCGGCGGTGTCAATGTCTCAGGTTGCCTCAGTTTTACAATCTGCAATACAGTCAAAAATTAGTTCTAGACCAAATCCTGCATATGACGGATATTATCCATTTCCTTTAGGGACCGTTACCGTAACATGGTCTTCTTCCCAAAAAGGCTTCTTGTTCAATATGACAACAAATGGATCTTCTACCCCAATGCCTCCAAACTTCCACAGAGGCTTGTTTACTATTGAGTCAAAAAATGCTTGGGGAGGGAATATAAGCGGAACGGATTTGGCAATTAGCCAGTTTATAGGAGTTCCAACAACAAATACCGCGGGGTTGCCTGGTAACACACAGTGGTTATATGGCGGAACTCAAAATAATATGGAATGGAGAGATTATGCTGAAGATCAAGACTGGTGGCAGTCTTATAGCGAAGCGTCTCTGGAAAATTCAGAGCTAAAAGATTTCAAATATTTTATATCTTCCGCCTATGCGGGTCAGCCTTCTTTTACTAGCTTTGAAACTTATGGAATTAATTTTATAAAAACAGGAGGAATAACTCCGTTTGTTGAGAGTTACTCTCAAGCCGCAACAACACTTCTTACAAGTCCTTTAACTATTAGCGACAGCAACATTAATGCTGGAATTCTAGCGTATCTTGATCCGTCTCTTGGTAGTAACCAATCATTTTATTATGCATATGATTTAGAGCAGTTTCAATCATATATTGATCCAACATCAAATTCTGATACTGTTATAGATAACATGCTAGAGTCGTTTAATAGAGCTTATACAAGAACAAAAGAACTTCTTGCGGTTCGTGGTATTAGCGATGTAAAGATAGGTTTTTATTTCAATCCAAACTTCAAAAGCTATTACGATCCTGTTCTTTACTGGTATACAAAAGGTAATAGTTTAGATTACACAACAAACTATAATACTTGGGTTTCTAAGTTTAGAAGAGTTAATCTTAGAAAATCAGGCGCAACTTATTATACAAAGAAGTTTTCAGATTATACCGATTTTATAACTTGTGAAGTTTGTCCTTTTTACGGAGAGCAAGACCCTCTTGATGATATTTACTATAAAGAGAACATTATCCAAGCAGCAAGATATACCGCAGCAAATAAGCCTCTATATGTTTTTTTGAATCCTTCTTTTCATTTTTCCACTCCTTGGTGTTCAAAGCTCGTAAGCGGAAATTACATGATCAAGATGCTTTCTTGGTGCAAAAGAATTGCTGACGGAGCTATTGTTCGGTCTGTTTATAGACCAAGCTATAGAAGGGCAAGAATGCGTCATTTTATGACAGCCTCAGGAGGCCCTCCTGCCGTTCCTTCTAAAACTCTTGCTGATTGGCAGTCTATCACAAATGGTTGTTTTAATTATTTCGCGCAAGGATATACTAGATCGATTACAGACATTAATTTTTCAATAGCAACGAGCATTGGAGGGTTGGAATCAACGAGTGTTGCAAACATTATTGAATCAGCAATTAATGCTGATTTGTACTATATAAACAATTTCTTTCCAACCACAACCGCATATCCAAGCTTGTCATATTCAAGACCATATGAAGTCGGAAGCGTTGTTGTTTCTTATCAATCAAGCGTTTCCAACAACACCCCATTATCTTCAACTCAGGTTCCGTGTTTTGAGTTTACTTACACAACCCCTTCTATTCAGTCCCCTCCCGATCATAGCTCGTCTGAGGGGCGAGAATTTTTATATTGCTATGGTTATTCAGGATCTTTGCCTATTGGAGGAACAGATATAGGTTCCGCTCTTTGGATAGGAACATATTATAATACAGATCAAGAATATGATAGCAATGTTTATGCTGGTCAAGATTTTGATTCAAATGAATGGTCTAATGGGTGGGTCGTTGGAAATGATTGGTGGCACGCTTTCTCCTCAATGGCAACTTCAGATAAATACACAAGAGATAGATCTATAGCTGTTATGGAGAATTTTGGTTCTACAACATCCAATGGCATTATTAGGAGTTTTTCTGGCATGCCAACTGTTCCTCAATTAAAAGCTCAATACAATATTATTAGAGCATATACCGCTTATACTTCCGATACGTCTTGGTCTCAATATACAGATCCATTTATTGACGCAAAGCTTGATGCTTTTATTGCTGAAAAAGCAGATATATTTGTTTGGGATATCGAAGGCTCTTATTGCAATGTAACAGTAAATAGCCCAGATTGGGTTTACGGAGTCTCAGAATCTGAAGTTGACGCTAACCTTGAGCAATTCAAAAGTCTGTATACAAGAACGAAAATTAGAGCCGGATTGAAGGGCATATCAAATATTAAGGTTGGTTTTTATGGAACACCATTTACAGCCAATAGTTATTATGGAGCTTATTATTGGGGAAGCGGCGGCCTGGCCCACTCTGTTCCTGGTTCTGTTTTTGACGCAAGTATGAGAAGAATTAATCAGAGATACCAAAATGGGGTATATGTTACAACTCCTTTTGAAGATTATAATGACTTTTTTGCGCCTTCATTATATCCGCTATACCAGGGCTGGACAGCGGCAGAGACAAATGAGATTTATGTTGTAAAAGGCTATATTGAAAAGATTATAGAAGTATTTGGAAAATCTAGACCCATATATCCATTTGTTCTTCCAACGTTTTCTGAACAAGAAGGAGTAAATGCATTTTTGGGCATGGCTCAAAACTCAACTCTTTCTCAAGGAATGTATACTCAAATATTAGATTCAGGTGCTGACGGACTTATTATGTGGTATTCAAAACAACCAAGCTTGTATACAAGTAATCATATATTTATTCCAAGCGTAAATAAAACTCTTTCTGATTGGCAATCTATCACGAATGGTTGTTTTATTATTGCTGTTGACGGTTATCCCGTTAAGGTTGAAGGTATAAATTTTTCAACAGCGGCAAGCATGACCGATGTTGCTCAAAAAATACAAGACGGATTAAACAACAAAATAGCCACAATAACAATAGTTACAGCGTCAGACGGCTCTACATGGAATTCTGGATCTCCAACATCTCCTAGAAACATAGGAAATGTTACAGTTGCTTGGGACTCGTTAAATCTTAGGTTTGTAATGAACACCACGAGAGGAACCTTGAAATCACCTAGCGGAATGGTGTTCCCGCCAGATTTTGACAAAGGATATTTTGTTATTAAGTCATGGACAGCCTGGACCGGAGGTTCTTCTCCTGGTTTTGATATAGGAGTTGACGAGTGGATAGGTCGTCACGACGTTTGGACCGATTTGACAAGCACAAGAACAGACGCGGTTGGTGAGTTCGGAAAATGGATCGAGGACTCTCGTTGGTGGAATTCTTATAAGTCAATAGCTCTTGGATCTTATGGAACAAATATATCCAACAGAATACTCCCCTTTATAAACGTTGTAACACCCTCTTCTGGAGATGCTCCTTTCACCGTTCATGTTGATGCCATTAATTCTTATTTCAATGGAGTTGATATACAAGACTGCACATTCGAATGGGATTTTGGAGACAGCAATCCTCCTGTTTCTGTTATTTCAAGAACCATGATTTCAGATCCAAGAGTTGATTTTGATTTCAATTCTGACGGGATCGCTCATAGAAAAACGTCGCTATCTAGTAAACAAAGAGGCATTAATGCCGCTTATACTTATTATCACGACAATGGCGGTAGTCCGTTTACAATAACTTTAAAGATATGGCACAATGGCGCTGTTAGCTCCACCGTTTCTACAACCGTTGTTGTTTCAAGCCCAACAGTGGACTCTTATCCGACTAACAATCCTAATAATTGGGTTTTATTGAAGGTCGTTCCAGAGCAGATTTCTCCTCCTGCGAATACCTTTCAAACAATAGACGCCGCTATTTCTTGGATTAATTCAAATAGAACTAACGGCAAGGCAATTATTGAACTCTTGCCAGGATATAGCGGTTCTGGTAATTTGAATTTTCCTATTAATGGAAAAATTACAATAAGTAAACCAAATATCTTGATTAGAGCCTCAACAGTATATTCAACACAGAAGCCAAGAATCGTTGCCAAAAATGGCTCTTTTACTAGAAGTTCTCCAACGGCTTTGTTTGAGCTAGCGGCAACTGCGTATAATGTTATTTTCCAAGACATTCAATTTGGAGCGTCTGCTAATGTTGCAGGAGATCCTGGTGGTTTTGAACAGGGAAGCGATAATACTTCTAACCTTATAGGATGTGTTGTAAAATCTCCGGCTTCTGCCACCACAAACACAAGTAATATAACGTTTTCGAACTGTACGTTTAGAAATCTTTATCAAGCCGTTACGACATCGCACTTTGTAACTGGTGTATATTTTAATCAATGTCATACGTCAACAACAAAGATCAAGAGCTACGACTTTATAGGTTGTAATTTTGTTATCAACAAAGGAGTCCATGCAACCTTGAGTGGTTTTGAGGCTGGTGGCTCATTGGCTCTTGCTGTAAGAACACCGGCTGACTCTCCAATTAACTTTGGAGCAGATAGCAGTCTTGCAGAAAAACTTTCTATGAATTTTTGTAGAATAGATCACTTTGCAACATTTCATGGATCTTTAATATCTTCTTCAGGCCCTGTCAATTTATACAACGCAAGATACGTCACTGTTTATGGTTCTATTTTACAAGATGGTTCGAACAATTTAAACGATGTTTTTTCAGTTAGGTTTGATTCAAATGAAATGTTAGCTGGTGGAACTAAAAGCTTGTTTGTTGTAACAGCACCTTCTTCGGATATAACTATAGTTAATAATATTTTAAGGCCAAACTCGTATACGGCCGGTTCCAGAATAAACTCTGGTTTATTTGAGTTTGGCGGATCTTATGGTCTTATAAATAATCTTAAAATAGGAAACAACACAGCAATAGCTGATGTGAATACAAGCTATCAAAAAGCCTTCTGGAATTTTACCACAGCAACAGGCGTTGGTTTGAGTAATATTGAATTTGTAAATAATCTCAATACAGAGCATGGTGGTTATTGTATATCTAGATGGATTTCTGTTGGAAATAATGTAGGCCAGTTTGGCAAATTTAGTAATAATATATGGCCGCAGAGATTTGGTTTTATGGATTTTGCTTTTATTAATGGAACTATAAAAACATGGGATCAATGGGTGTCTGCTGGATACGAAGACAGTCCGTCTCAGTTTGAGGTTATAACGGTAAGTTTGCAGTCAGTTTACAAATATAAGCTTGATTCTGCAACCAACACTCCTTTGGCGACGACATCTATTTTATATCCTGCGGCTTGTAAGGATTTTAATGACGAGTTTAGAGGGTCGTTTAATTGCGGTGTTGGAGCAACAAAACCATATGCTCTTTCTTATTCAACGGCTGCGTTCACGGTTTCGCCAAATGTTACAACAAGAACAAGAACAACAGAGCCAGGATGGACACCTCCGTCAGGTTGCCAAAATGCCTTTGTTGCCATTACAGATCCTGTTACAAACACAATTGATAATAATTTTGCAATAACTCAGAAGCCGGTAATCAAAAAGCTTTCAGCTAATGTTTTAGAAATGGTTGATTTTATTCCAGTTGGTTATTCTTCTTCAAGAGCTTATAGAGTAAAGTTTGACCCAAGCGGTAACGCAAATATAATAGATGCGTTCTTTGGAATGCTATGGGAAGGAGGAGTCAAGAAACTTGGAGCTATTTTTATTAGAAATGATTATGTTGCTTTTTCTATAACAAACATACCTATTGGATCTTATACAACTATTACTGATCTTTTCAATGCGGTTTCTTCGGCTATAAACACTTTATTTGTTAATAATAACCTTGGCAATCCGTCTGTTATTATAGATCTTTTTGGATGCGGATATCTTTCTCCGTCTTTATTGGCATTTCCTTCGAGCAGCGTAACGAGCATATACACAACAGGTTCGAGGTGCTACAATGTTTGGACTTTTGCTTCTTTTTCAAACATCACTCTTGGCAATTATATTAAAACAACAATATCAGTGACCCCAACCACTGACGGATATGATGCATTAATAACTTACACAAACGACGGCCCGTCTGGAGCGAACGACAGCGTAACGGGTGATATAAGACAAAGAATAGGAGTTATTAGGGTTGAAGGTATTCTTTCTGGATACAAAGGTAAACTCTTGCTGACCAATGACGGAACGAGACTTTCTAATTATGATACTTCATTTATGAACTATTTTGGATCTGGTATTTTGTATCCATTTGATAAGTTTTCTCCTGTTACGGTTGCGATAGGAGAAACATACGCTGTTGGCGTTTCTCTTTTGTATAATTTTGCAACAAGTCATTTGTATAATCAAGAGTTTATTGGGCAATACGGAGGAGGTATTGTCAATAGACTATCTTGGTTGACAAATCTCGATAGCGATAATCTTTCTGCCGTTAATGCTGACTGTTTGGCTCGCGGCCAATCTATGCAGGTAACCGTTTCTGTTAGAGTTACTAGAAATATTAGAGACTGGGTTAAAACTCTTGCTCCATATAAAGCTTATTTTGCAGCTACATACGGGTCTGTCAATTATATTAAAGACCCTCGCCCTATTCGCCCCATAACACCTGCCGCCACCCACAGCGGTCAGCCATTGTATTTTCATGGGCACGAAGATCAAAATAATCAAAACCCAGCCCGTTGGGGTTGGGCTTGGTATGCTAATAAGATAAAATATCTATATAATACTCTTGGGTACGAAAGATTTTTTATGTGGTGTCCTGCTGGGTTGTACTATAATGGAAACGGAGCGAATTACCCGTCCATTGTTTTAACGCCATTTTTTGATACAATAGGAAAATTCCCGCACTCTTCTAGCGCAGCAATATCAGATAGTTGTTATACTTTACTTAATAACGTTTGTGTTCCTGGAACGTTTACTATAAATTCAGATTTGTTTAAGGGAACAATATATATGCTGAGAGACGCAATACAGGAAGTTCCCATGTTTGGTTTCTATCAAGGATATGGTACTATTGTTCATAAAAAATGGAATCCAGCACGCAGCGATATTGTTGGATTCAAGGACATATCTTCTGCTGAAATTATGAATTATGCAAATAATGAATTACACTTAATGTCTTATTATGCAAAAACAAACATGATAGGCCTTGACGCATATGCCTCAGGTACGCAAGACGGGCTTATACAAAACAAAAGAGCGCTTGATTTTATAGGATACAAATATGACGGGTTGAAACTTCTTGCTGAAAAATCTCTAGAAGACGTAACAAGCATTAATTGTATAAACTATTTGTTCTCTCCAGAACTTCAATCAGGACCAAATGTTGTTGCAGATTATATTGTTCCTGGACACGAAAGCCTTGCTATGCTTTATCCAAATCTTTCTTGGTCTGATTTTCCAGCAGGAACATATAATGAAGGTCAAATAAAGAACATGCTTGCGGCTTTTGCAAGATGGGGTTATGTTGTTGGAAGCGTAGATAACGAAATACATTCTTCTCCAAAATCGTCTCTTGTTGATGCTTCAGTTTTTAACTCTGCTGACATGCGATTTGTTTATGATCAAAAACCTGCAAGCGTTTTGTCTCTTGCAGCCCCTTCTGGTTTGCAACACAAGATTATTGATGCGGTTGTTAATAATGATTATCCAGACGTTCATCAACAATCAATTATTTTATCATGGAACGCTAATACCGAAACCGATTTTAGCCATTATGTTGTTTCTAGACCTAGAATAATAAATGGAGAACCAGATTTTGATCTTCCATATCAAGAAAAGCTATATACGAAAAATACCATCTTTGTTGATTATCAAGTTTTTCCTGCGAAAACATATTATTATAAAATTGTTGCATATGACGTAGACGGCAATGCTTCTTCTCCAACTTTTTATGAAGTAACCCATATAGCTGACGATCCAATACTTAATCCACCAAAGAATGTTTCTTCAACAGCTAATATTGGAGATGGCAATATTGTTGTTACATGGGACGCTCCTTCGTCCGAGTTTGAACCCTCTTCTACCAATAGAGTACCTCCAAAGTTTATTATACAAGGAAGCAGTAGAGCGGCTGATCTTGATAATGAGCTTTTTGATTTGTCAAATACCTACATACTTGTTAGCGCTCCAATATCGACAGGCGATTCTGACGCAAGAACGATGGATCAGCGCGCTCAGTTTGCTAGAGATCTTATTGTTGAAATAAGAAATAAGTGGGCTTCTGTAAGGCCTGGTCAGCCATTTAGATGGGCTTTTTGTCCGCAAGGGTTCGGCTTGTATAATTGGGGAAGCTCTAACACTTCTCTGTTTAGACACTCTGGCGACTTCTTGCTTGGTGGTACTTGCTTGTGGACAGCTAGCGGTATAGCAGAGGCAAGGTCTAGAATGCTAACATATTTTGGGTTGTTAGCCAATTATTTATCTCAAAATGGCATTCCTGCGCCTTTGTATATTGATCCAATGTTTGAAGGAGATAGCGGGGCTTCTTTGGCTGGCGGCAATTGGAACAATAGACTACTTTGGCACGGCAACCTTATGGCAGATAGCCGTTCTACAAATGAGTTGTTTGATGGAACTATAACATATGCAGAGTATATAGGTTCTTTGAAAGATTTGGATAATATTTCCATTCCAACTTCAGAGTTGTATCCTTATATATACGACACTTCTTTTACTTCTTCAAAGAGAGTTCACGTTTATAGCAGTATTGAGTCTAGAAGAACTGATTGGGCTCTTTATAAATCGCTGTTTGAGCCAGCAAAATCTGTATGGCCTAATGTTATATGCGGTAATTATTCTTTGTTCGGTTCTACTAGACAATATCTTGGAAGCGTAAGAAGATTCAGAGAAAGCCCTGTTGATTTTGGTCAATATATGAAATCCGATGTTCAAGTTTTGCCAAATTATAAATGGCAGGTTATTGACGGAAAGAGCCTTCCTTCAGGATATGGTTATAATACATATATTGAGAATTCTTTGAAATATAACATAGACCTTAATAAAACCAAAAATTCTAATGAAATAGTAAAAGCCATGAGAATAGGGTCTCTTGATTATGCGCTGAAAGGTTGCGAAGGAGCTAACCCTAACAAACCAGTGGCTACTTGGTTGCAGTATAATAATATACCAGTTATATATAACGATCTTTACGAAGGCTCCAGTCCAAAATATCCAGCAAATTTTAGAGCATGCATTATTGATGATAGAGATCACATGATGGGGCTGTTTAGGGTTCTAAACAAGAGAAACATATCTATAGTTGGATGGTACTGCGGTCAAACTCTTGGTTCTAGCAATACGCAAGAGGATACTTCGGATACTTATAGCAAGATATATGAGGTTATCAGTAATCTTAATGAAGCTGGTTATGTTGTTTGATAAGGGGTATTTATGATTTTGCCTATAGATTTTGCATACTATGAAATTTATCGATCAAATCAATCTGATGGTGTTTTCTCTTTAATAGGGACTTCTACAACAGAGGATTTTGTTGATTCGACTGCTGCTCTTGGAAATACATATTGCTATAAGGTTGTTGCTGTTGATATTTATGGTAACAGATCAGAATCAAGCACGGTCACTTGTGTTTTTTTTTCGATTCAGGGACCAACCCCGGACGGGGGCCAGCAAACAATTGTCAATCCTACCGCAATACTTTCAAAGGACAACGTTGTTTGCGTTTATCGAGAAGGGGACGCAGACAGCCTGTCGTCCGCATTGCGATATAAAGAGATTCATGGCCTTGAAGATAACCAATTGATAGCTATAGCATGTTCTAATAGAGAAGTATTATCAGATTATATAGAGTTTCAAGAAGAAGTAGAAGACCCTATAAGATCTGCTATAACAAGCTATCCAGTTTCTGATCGAAGTGTTTATGCAATTGTTTTGATGCCATATGTTCCTGGTGGGTTTAGAGACGGTTCTGATGTTGTGTCTTCAACATCGAGGCTTTCTAGAATATTTTACCCATTTGAAAAGAATGCTGTTAATCCGGTTTATAATAGGCAAGTATTTAATAGGTTTGACGGTTTTGATGCTTTGCAATCTTTGATTTGCACAAGAATTGATGGACCAAACATTATTACAGCCTCTTGGTTTGATAATATTGAAACAGCAAAAGGAAGATCTCAGGTTGGGGGTAAGTTTTATTTTGATCCATATTCATCTTATTCATTTGAAGGAGCTTCTGATTACTCGTTAGAGCTTCTTGATTTTAGAGACAATTATATAGGAAGGCTTGGTTTAGCAATCGAGACAACCTCTCAATCTTTTCCTTCTATAGATCCTTTTTTCTCTCAAATTGAAGGAGATTCGTTTTTCTGGGGATGGGGCGCTGACAGAGGTTCTTTGGGTTATTTCCAGGCAACGGCGGAAACGAGAGCTTTCTTTTACAACGCTGATTTTGACGGCGGATTTTCTATAAGAGACTTGGACGCTCGCTCTTGGCCTATACTTGCCATAAGGCAAGGGTATACCGCTGCGGCAGGATCTATGTCTGGAGCAAATGCGCGTGCCTTTTTGAGGCCTGTTCCTTTTATGGACGCTCTTTTTAGAGGAGCAACAATGGGCGAGGCCATGTTCTTTTCCCAACCTCTTTTAAATTCTACAATAGCTTGCTTTGGTGATCCGTTGGCTTTCTATTCTTTTCCTGTTTCGTTTGCAGAAAGAATTCTTTTGTCTCCCCCAAAGGCGTGGGATAATATGGAAAATTGCTTGGCCGAAGCTGTCGCCTGTATATACAGAAAAGCAAAAGTTCTTGACAATCTTCGAACGTATGTAGCAAGCGGATCGGACGAGTTTATTCAAGAAGAATTGATATATCCATTCGATCAGTTGTCCGCAGAGTTTGATGATTTATCGTGGAGAAATGATTTTGTTCAATTAACAGGAAAGCTTGTTAATTTCGTTGTTGATAAGAATGCGACCGCTTATGATTTTGCATATCCTAATCTTAATCAGTATTTGACATATACTGGTACCAGGGTCTCTGGTATTGTTTTAGAAACTCTTCAAAATCAGAGCCTAATAGGCTCGATTGTTCCGACGAACATAGAAACCGTTGGGTCTTGGAATTTTGAAACTACTCTTCAACACTATCCTGGTGATTTTAGGTTCTACCATTTTGAATTACAGATCGCTAGAGAATATGACGATTTTGATAAAGGCAACATATTGATATCAAAAGATACTTTTGTTGATACAACTAACTGGTATTTTGAAGATTATAATGGAAATTTTCAACCCTTTTCTAGTAACGGCATAACCAGTAATTATGAAGATAAGAAGATAAGATATGTAAATCAATCTTCTGAACTTTTGATTCGAGGAGAGTTTTATTGGTTTAGAGTTAGGCAGAAAGATGAATTGCAAGAGTTTGATTGGAGATTTTCTAGAGAGATTATTTATCTATAAATGAGGAATAAATGGCCTGGAATGCTAACATATCAATAAATTCAGACTCCTTCGGTTATGCGCCGTTTACTGTTTTTGTATCAGCAAGCGGCAGCAGCTTTGATGTTTACACCTCTCAGGATGTTGAGTATCTTTGGGATTTTGGAGATCCCTCGCCTCCTTTGAACGGAAATCAAGATAATGAAAGGTATTATTCAAATCCTTCAGGGTATCAAGATCTAGACTTAATAAACGTAACAACCAATCAACCTGTTACTGGAAATTTTAAGAACAAAACTAAATTTCCTATCCCAACAATTGATTCAGACGTAGATAATACAGGACACTCAAAGTGTAGCGGCTATTCAAACACAATGCAAAGAGGATCAACTGCTGCTTATACTTATTATCACGATAATGAAGGTAATCCGTTTACGATAACTTTGAGAATTTTTTATGGAGGCGTAGAGGTTGCAAGCAGTAGTCTTGAGGTATCCGTATCGCCGTCTACAGTTTACAATTCGTGGACAAATGCAGAAATTACCAATCCTGTTGATACTATAAATCAAGACGGTTCGTATGTTAGTTTGAAAATAAATCCATATTACACCAATCCTGGGCAAGACGACGATAGCGACTCAGAGTGTAACGAGTTTGCAACGCTAGCAAAAGCTATTTCTTGGGCAAACAACTGGCACCCAAACTTTGTTAGATATGTTCTTACTAATGATAGCGATGTTTATGATTTTAGTATTTCTGCTCCAATATACATTGAGGGAAGCGATCAAATTATAACGGTTTCTGACTATCAATACTCGAATCGTTTTTCACTGGTGTCTGACTACAATCCTGGCGCTGAAGAAAATTTGATAACACTTAAGGGGCATAGAGTATATATAGAGAACATAACTATAAAAGGCTATGGTCCAACTTCAAGCTCTGAGCTTGTTGGTGTTTTTATTGACGCCTCTCAAGAAGAGGCTTGTTTTCATAATTGTTCTTTTTCTGGATTAAAAATTGGTATTTCAATAAACGGATTAAAATGCTATTTAAATAGAATTCTTTGTTCTGTTAGCGGATCTGATTATCTTTTTAAGGAGAACTTCATAAAAGGATCTGAAACAGAGAATCTTGTTATGACAAATTTAGAAGTATCTAGTTTTTCTGATACAACAAGAACGCTGTATGAAAAACAAGGCAAAATGATTGATATTGCTCGTTCCAGTTATATTGTTTTACAGTGGTCGTATTTTGACAACGCTCTAACTCTTGAAAATGGATACGCCTCGCCTGGTGGAGATTCTTTGGCGTATGGCTTTTTGTATGATACATTTGACGAACTATCGGCAGGTGCGTTTAGGTTTTATATAAATACAAATTTTGATATTTGTTCTAATTGCTTTATAAGAGGATGTTCGGAAATTGATGATTGTTTTTATGCGAGACTGGCAGGCAATTATTTTTCTGGCGCAGGCGGAGGACAGAAATCAGATCCAAGCACAGTTGTTCAAAAAAGAGCTTGTTTATATCTAAACAATCAGCAAAACAAAATTAGTATTGTTAGTAATATCTTTGAGCTAAAATACAATAACATGCTTTGTTCTGCTATTTTGTTTGAACCAACATCCTCTAAGCATCAAGTTTCAATTTTGAATAATATGTTTTTACTATGGTCAAATGTCTCAAAATATTCTGCTGTTTGTGATTTTGCCGCAGACGCTTCCGCTCTCGAAGATTTTGTTTTTAGTCAAAATATATTTGTTGAAAACAAAATTAATTGTATGTCAAACTACATTTCTTATAACACAGATCAAATCAATGGCAAGATATATGATAACATTTATCCAAAATCATCGAGTCTCGAAAACGTTAGAGCGGCGCTGATCGACGGTGTTCAAGTTGATTGTAAGACATTTTTTGAATTATACGAATCAAAGTTTTTTGTCATAGAAATAGAAGACTGTTTGCCAGAAAGATCTTTTGCTTTAGATTTGTTAAAGTACGAAGCTTTTGCGGAAGTTTCCCCCATTGGTTCTGTTGTTAGAAACTATTCGCTAGAACTGCTTGATTCGTCCATATCTCAAAGGTTTTGTGCCTCCTCTTTCGTTAATTTTTCAAACGATTCTTCTCAGTTTAGCGTTTCGTCTTCGCTGTCATATAGAAGCCGACCAACAAATATAAACGCCGTTGCAAATGATTCTCATAATCTTATATTTGAGATAAGAGATCCTTCTTTTATTGAACAAGACAATGACGGAGTTACTTCCGCAAAAATAATTATTGGGCAATCGTATGGGTTGTCGGAATCCGAAGCTGCTGAAAATCCATATATTTCTCTTTTGAATGGAGTTGGAGACTATATAAAGACAACAATTTCTACTTCCGTTAAATCAGACGGAATAGATATTACTGTTGTTTATACCAATGACGGTCCATTATCTCAGGTTCTTGGGTCTGCTGCTCAAAAAATGGGAACCATAGATATTGACGGAGTATTTTGCGGAAGAAATCTTTCGTTGCTAACAGATTTGAATGGAATGAGTTTTAATAGCTATATGTTTCACGCAAAACAAGAGCTTGATACAAGCAATGACGATAGGAGATATCCATACAAATTTGCTCCTATTAGTTGTTATCTTTTGAAAAACCATGCAGTTGTTGTTTCGTGGACCGCTGATTATGTAAACTCTGATAAAATGTTTCAAGAAATAACTTCGTCCAGATCAGAATCTGAAGGGGTTGTTTATTCTAGAGGTAAAACTCAGATAGAGTGGTTGGCAAATACAGGAAGTTCTGTTTCTTATTATAATGATTGTTTGCAAAAAGGAGATTCTTTTTCCATAACCATATCTGTTAGGATTACAAGAGATCCGTCTAAATGGGTTTTGAAAGCTCAGCCTTGGAAAGATTATTTACAATCCAATCATGAAATGGTTCACACCAGAGACCCAAGACCTGTCTTTTTAGAAATTATGACAACGAATCCAGGCTCGACTCCATTGTTACTTAATGCTTCTTACAATATACCTTCAACAGGATATTCGTCTTACATAGATAACGTTATTTCAAACGTTGTTAATAAGAATTATCAAAGGTATATGGTTTGGGAGATTCTTGGTAACAATGAAAATGGATTAAACTATTATCCTCAGATTTTGACTCCAATATACAGAAGTCAGTATCCCTGGACTGGATATCCAAATATGCTTTCTTCAATATCTGGTTTGCAAAGACTTGGCGAAGAGATCTCTCAGTTTGGTTTTTATCAAGGTTACGGAGATTTGACTGCAACAAGCTCAACTATATATGGACCGTCTGTTGAGTATGAAACTATTGATTTTACAGATACCGCACGAATGCAGAAATTCTATGACGAGCTAGATCTTGCTTCTGATTTATTTTGGGCAAATTCTCTGGGCTTGGATTCCTTTGGAACTATTTTTAACCAAAACCAAATGAAGAACGCATTGGATCTTATGGATGTGTATAAGGAGCGATATCCAAATATGTCTTTGTTGGTAGAGAAAGCAAAGCAAGACGTTTTTTGTTTTAGGGGTGCTTCGTGTTTGTTTTCTTATGACGGGGTGTACGGACCTCATCATCTTGCAAACTTTTTAGTTCCAGGAAACGAACATTGGTGTATCGATTATGGCATTGAAGGATCGGATTTGAGCCTTGTTGAAGCAGAGGTCTTGTATAGACTTGAGGCAATAGCGTCTTATGGCTATGTGGTTGGCGGTTATGATTTGAGCGCTTATTCCAATCTCAACCCTTTATCTTCTAGCTTTGAGGCGATTGATAGAAGATTTGATTTTGTAGAAGTTCCTTCTAATTATACTTCGACTGTTGCTCCTTCCTCTCCGATTGGTCTTAGGTATGGTTTGTATAATAAAGAAAGAAATACAACATACACAACCGATAGAAAATATATAAAGATATTTTGGGATGCCAGCGAAGACCCGGATTTTAGCCACTACATCGTTTATAAATGTAAGATTTCTAATCAGGTAATAGACTCAACGACCGCAAATTTCGTTAGAAGACAATATACAAAAAATCCGTTCTTTTACGATACGGCGGTTAGAGTAAATTCGACTTATTACTATCAAGTTTCTGCTGTCGATGTTTTTGGTAACGAATCAACCAAATCAAGCGTTCTTGTTGTTCCGTTTGTTCCTGATGATCCTGTTTTGGAGCCGCCGTCTTCTGTAATTGCAGTAGGAGATGTTGATCAAAATGCAATAACAATAAGTTGGAGTTCATAATTTGCCAGGTGATTTCTCTCATTACAATATTTATCGCTCTGATACCGGAACGCCAGGTACTTTTGTATTTATTGGCACGGCAACAAGCATGTCATTTGTTGATACTGACGTTGTTTTGGGTAACACCTATTATTACGTTGTTACAGTTGTAACGTATTATCTTATAGACGATCTCATTACTTATGAGGAGTCGCTTTCTAGTTCTGTTTTTTCTATAACGTTTGAGGCCCCACCGTCCCCGCCTCCTCCTCCTCCTCCTCCTCCTCCGGTTGCTCCTCCTGTTGTTCCTCCAAGAGGGCCTGTTCCGGACGCCGGGCATAGAATAGGAACATATGATTACAGAGTAATAACGGACGCCATAGCCGAATCTTATGATCTTGGTAAAAAGTGTCTCGATCCTCTTGTTTGTATGTATAATAATTTACAAAACTGCGATGTAAATGTTCGCCAAAGACATAGGATGGAGCTTGAGAGCTTCTTAAGAAAAACATATGCTTACATAATTTACAAACATCTTGATAGTCAACAAACTATGTATAACGCAGTCCGAGCATTGAATGTCCATGTAATGAGAGAATATGGAGAAGCGTATGGGTATGACAGCATGGACGAGTTTCTCATAGATCAGTTTTTAGAGGTTCCGTTGACCTATGCGATTCTTTCAGAACAGGTCGGATATTCGATAACTGTGATAGGAGATGCTAGAGCCAGATGGTCTGACATGCATCTTCTTTGGAAGGATATAACCCTTCCAATGAACAAGATAGGATGGGAGAACCTTTAGTTTGAGGAATTTTCATGAGTTCGTCTCTAAGCGACAAAACCCCTGCCCAATCGTGTAATGACCTTCTGTATCTCAATAATGACAATATAGGAGTCACAAGCGATCTAGTAACCGTTTATGGCGGTAACGGCATTCCTACGCCGTTAAAGCTGTCCACAGAAAAAATGGAGGCCTCGTTCAATAAGGGGGCTTTGGTAAAACCCGTTATTGATTCGTACCATCTAAAGTACAACGACATAGGAGAAGTTGGAGCTACTTATCAAATTAGCACAACTGCTGGCAACGTTCAAAAACTCACGCTTACCGAGAATCTATCGCTAACATTTTTGCATAATTTAGACGAAGGTTCTGCATTTGAACTGACCTTGCTTGTTGAGCAGTCAACAGGCGGTCATACCGTTTCGTTTCCGTCTTCGTTTAGAAAACCTGGACAAACAAATATAACCTTATCTTCGACAGCTAATGCGATAGACGTATTGAAGCTTCTAACATATAATGGTGGAGAAGATTGGTTGGTTTATAAAGAAGCTTCAGATTTGAGGTAAAAATGGCAAAAGAAAAGAAGCAATCACAGAAACCTCAACAGGGTGGCTCTCTTGGCTTGTTGAACGAGTTAAGAGAGAAGATGAAAAAAGAAGTAGCCGGCTTAGCCAAAATTCCTAGTATTATAGAGTTTGTTGAAAGTCCAAAGTTTCTTGGACTGCCCTACGCCAATCCCCCTGTTACCCTTTACGACATACAGAAACTCGTACTTAAGTGTTTTTATAGAGGTAGCGACGGAAATGAAAGTTTAGAATTAACTCCTGAAGATTTTGATATAATCAACAAAAATGGATTAAACGACCCTCTCAATGGCGCTTTGCTAGATAAATGGAATTCAGGTAGTCAGTTTAGAGAACTTGTTCTTGTTTGGGGTCGGCGATGTCTTTCTGAGAATAGCGAAATTCTTGATGTCAAAACAGGAAAGAATTGGACATGCGGCGAGCTTTGGAATTATGGAAAAACAAGGTTAGAATCTTGGACGCTTGACGAACGTTCTAAGAAGATGGTTTCAATAGATAACTGTAATCTAATATTCCAAGGAGTTAGGGATGTTTATAAGATTCAGACAATTTCTGGGCACGAAATAGAAGCAACAGATAATCATCCGTTTTTAACAGAAACGGGCTGGGTCCACGTTAAAGACCTAAAACCGAAGAGCAAAGTGGCGTTAGCGTCTCATCAGCCTTTCTTTGGTAATTCTACGGAGTTATCCGAAGACGAAGCTGTTATTCTTGGCTATCTCAGTAGCGGTTCTTGCGATTCGATTGGGGCCTATCTTGCTACGTCGCTTGATAATGGAGATGTTTTTGACGACTTCAAGCAGAGAATAACAAGATATTGTGCTGATTCTAAAATAGAGCCAGCAAGTAATCATAATATAAAACTTGAAGATGATCGCAAATATACTTATGTTTACTCTCAAAAAGTAACAAAGTCGCAACAAAATAACGCTATTACTCTTTTGGATCAAAACGGACTGAAGAACAAGACAAGCCCGCAGAAGTTTGTTCCATCAAGAATCTTTTCTTCGCCAAAGAATATTGTTGCAGCTTATTTGAGATCTATTTTTAGTTGTGACGGAGAAGTTTCTTGCACAAAGACCTCTCGTTTCATATGTAAAATTGAGGCGTCTTTTTCAAGTCTACAACTAACGAAGCAAGTTCAACATTTGTTATCAAGATTTGGTGTGTTTTCAACTTTTCAATCAAAGCTAATCAACTCTAAACCAGAACATATTTTGGTTATAGGCAAAAACTCTTGTGTTCGTCGATTTGTTGATGAGATTGGTTTTGTAGGAAAAGACGAGGATATTCAAGAGATTGCTCGCAATGTTGATCTTGAAAAGGTTAGCGATTCTCCAATTTTTTCACCAATTGTATCTATTAAAAAGATTGGAGCGAAAAGAACCTTTGATTTGATGGTTTCTTCGGACCCGTCTTTGCAGAATTTCTGTTCAAATGGTTTTATCTGCCATAATAGCGGAAAAGACTTTCTTACGTCTATTATAGCTCTTTACGAAGCAATGAGACTTCTTGAGTGCCCTGGTGGTAATCCTTATGCCGTCTATAAGCTCGGTATGGCAACTCCGTTTACTATTCTTACAATAGCAAACTCTACTCAGCAGGCAAAGATTTTGTTCCGAGAAATTAAGGACAAGGTTCTCAATAGCGACTATTTTAAGGATAAGGTTTTGCCAGAGGGTATTACTGCGGACGCAATCCACTTCTTAACTCCCGAAGATAAACGAAGGAACGAGGAGTTGGTTGCCAAGGGGTTTTCTCCTGGTTTGGGTTCTATTGTTGTTCGATCAGGACACAGTAACTCGGACAGCTTGGTAGGTATTTCTTGTTATGTTCTTTTGTTGGACGAGATTGGTTTGTATAAGAACACTGCCGGATCTTCTTCGGGCGATGCTATCTTTAACTCGCTTGCTCCCGCTGTAAAAACCTATATTAGAAAAGTTCCAAAGATTGACGCAGAAGGTAAGCCCATTCTTGACGCAAATGGGCAACAAGAGTTTGACAAGATTTATGACGGTAAGATTATTTGTCTTTCAACGCCAAGAGGTAAAGAAGGCATTTTTTACGACTTATATCAAAACCATGTTGGTGTTGATCATAGGCTTGTTTGCAGGGCTGCTACTTGGCAAGTTAATCCAATGCAATCAAAAGAAGCCCTTATTCAAGCCTTTCCTAGTATGCCCGAAGAAAAGTTCCGAATGGAGTTTGGAGCAGAGTTTTCGGGTACGGCTGGTGAAAACTTCTTTCCAGAAGAAGTTGTTGAAAGATGTTTCTCTGATAAAGTTTTGAAGTTTAGAGAAAGAGGAATCCCTGGCGTTTATTATTTTGCTCATTTGGACCCTGCAACCTCAAGCCATAACTATGCTTTGGTTCTTGCTCACAAAGAGGTTTTCTTTGATCAACCGACTTCTAGAAAAGAGTGGAGAATTGTTGTTGACCATATTAAATACTGGTCGCCCTTGCCTGGTAAACCAATATCGGTTGAGGAAGTTGACGAGTATGTTGCTGATTTGAACAGCAGATTCTGTCTTGGCGTTGTTACTTATGATCACTTTAATAGCCAAGAAAGTATAGCCAAGCTTAGAAAAAGAGGCGTTCCAACCAAGATGACGCCATATAACAAACAGTACAAGAATCTTATTTATGATAATTTGTACCAAATAGCCGTACAGGGTAAGTTGTTTATACCAAATCATATTTTACTTAAGAACGAAATGAAGAATCTTCAAAGAAAATGGCTCGATAGCGGATATAAGGTTTACCCAAGAAAAGACGGAGATATCGTTACAGACGATATTGTTGACGCTCTTGCAGGCGCTTGTTATAATTGTATTGAAAAAGACTTGAATAAACTTCCACAAGGAAAATTAGTCTCTTTGCCAGTACAAGGAACTAACGATATAGTATGGAGATCTATGTCTGGACAGCCTTATGGAGTTGGACCTGGACAGCAGGTTGCTAGGAAATTGGAACAAAGAGCATCATACCCTCGAAGGGGAGGAATATAAAATGACTTTTAATTTGAAAAAAGCACAAGTAATCAACAACAGCGTAACGCCTCAGTCGGCTGCTGTTCCGTCTCATTCTAAGAAGTATAATCTTTCGTTAGAGGGAAGCGGCATCAAGTCCATTAATGGACTTCTTGAGGTAGACCGTCGTTCTTTGGGCGAAAGTCCGGAGACCCACGAGGGTCTTTTGAATGAGGCTCGTCGCAAGGCCTCTGTTTCGGAAAAAATAACAGAAGGAGCAATAGAGGACGCTAATTCTCCTCTATATCCTCATAGACAGTTTAAGGGCGGAGAAGATAACTATGTTGTTTCTCCGATCGACGCTCTTGCTCATGCTAATGATAGAAAGTTTAGAGACGCCTTTTCAAAGGCGAACAAGGGATCAGACACTTCTTTTTGGGACAAGTTTGTAGGCGCTCAGCTTGATGGCGAGCCAACAAAGGTTATGCTTAACTTACCAGAAAAGGGCAGTCAGCTACAAAATAGTCCTCATAGATTCGGAAATCTTGACGGCCTTCCTCATGATCCCGATGCAGCAACAAACAGAGAACGTTTTGGCAAAGAGCCTGACATCAAGCCAATGAATAAGAAAGAAAAACCAATTGAGATTACGGCTTCCCTAAAGAGTGCAGATAAGCTTTTGTTTGGTATTTATCTTAAAGCAAATAGAGAGGGCAGGGATCTTACCGCTTCGGAAAAAGAGATTGTTTCAGCGATCAACAATGATAAAGTAAATATTCTTATGTCTTTGGCTCAAACAGAAGATCCCCTTTCTGCTGATCCTAATAATCCTCCATTTGAACCTAATGTTTCTCCAGCGCCAGAACCTTCTGTGAATCCTCAGGATAGAGAAGCTGATTTTATGGACGGAAATCCAACAGTTAGCGGCGACGAGCATTATTGGGCAACACAAAGCGGTTTCTCGCCCCCTGTTGATGACATGGCCGATCCGAACGCCGCTGTCGATCCTAATGCCTCTATTGACCCGAACGATGATTCTGGATTTGATTTCCCTGAACCTATGTCTGGGATTTCTGGAGTAACAAGTAGAGATGTTTCTTACACTGGAGGAATTGGTCAAACAACTCCAAGCGAGCCAGAGTCTCCTGTTGATAACGCAATTGGTCTTCCAAATCCACAAGAGGATACCGTTGACGATGCTCCCTTTTAATCTATCTAAAATAGCTCGAACAAATCCGCCAACCGCATTCGACCCTTCATCTCCTTTGTTGAATGATCCTTATAGAAGGTCAAAAGGAAAGCCGAATAGCGGTGCGGGTGATGATCTTTTAAGACCAGGCGAAACCGGCGGTGGTCCTTTGTCTCAAAACAAAGACTGGCCTACAGACCAGCCTTTTATAACAGACGACGAAGATCGTCCAAAGAATGATAACGGAACTGGTATTGTAACTGATTATGGTTTAGAATTGCATGACGACTACCAGGGCCAAGGCGGTTCTTCTGGCTCGGACGCAGCTTTGGGAAGAAATCAGACAGTTATTCGACAGATAGACGATAATAGAGACAGAAAACCATTCAATTTGAATAGCGGAGATGGCGTACTTAGAGGCCTTAGAAAAAGACTTAGAAGCATATAAGGAAAAAACACATGAAGATCAAAGTTGCAGATAGCGTAAAGGGTAAGTTGAACATAATTGGGCTGACAGGAACTCTTTTAGCAGGGCAAGAGGCCGATCTAACGAAAGAGCAGTTTTCGTCTTATCAGGTACAGAGTTTATTAAAGAGCGGTGTTTTGCAATCAAGTAGTTATAAACCTTCGGCTAACTTGCAATATAAGAACAATACTGGTAATAAGGTTAGAATGCCTTGGGGACAGATTATTGGACCCAATCAAGCATTTGATGTTGAGCTTGAAAACTCGTCTTCTGTTCGTTTTTTGAATCTTATCAAAGAAGGGTTTATATCTCAGTTTGATAAACCAAAAACGGAAGAGGGGAAGCCAAAAATTGTAAAAGAGAAAAAATCTAAAACTGTTGATAAACTTCCAAAGAACACGAAAGACGTTGTTGATTCTCAAAAACCCCCAAAAGATACTTATATTCACGATCCTAATGTAAAAACAAAGGCTTATGTTGAAAATAGAATTTCCGAAATTGAAAAAGATCTTGAAGAAGGTAATTTTGTAGATAAGAAGCAAACAAGAGATAGACTTTTAAAAATGCAAAACAGTTTAAGGAATCAACAGAAAGAATAATAAATGTTACAATTAGCTTCAAAAAATGTTCCTAAGAACTGGCTTAGAAGGAGAAAGAAGGACCAAGTAAAGCTAACGACTTACTGGTCTAATCTTTATCCTGAAGATTATGCCAAGAAAATGACTGCTGATTATCAGAAGCAGTCTGCTATTTTTTTTGAAGGACTGAGTAAGTTTGCTAACGAAGCAAGGGACGTTGTTTTTGTTGGAGAGCTTAGACAAACCCAAGACGGGTTTGTTTATGTGGATGTTCCAAATTCTATATTTGCTGGATTTATGCCTTTCTTAGGGGACGAGGTTGAAAAGCCGCCTAAGAATGAAAGACATTATGATGATATTGGCGCTCATATAACGGTTATAAAGACTAAAGAGATTACTGAACGAGGTATTCAGTTTGAAGACGTAGGTAAAAATGTAAATTACAAAATAACCGGAGTTGAACAAGTTGACAATCCTGACGGTTGGGAAGAAATGCAGTCTGTCTGGTTCTTGAAGGTTGAGGCTCCTCAACTTGAAAAACTAAGACAAAAGTATGGCTTATCGCCAAGGATAAAAGACCATGATTTCCATATCACTCTTGCAGTCAAGAGAAGACCGATAGAGGACACGACCCTTGTATGACGAAATCAAAAAAGAACTACTAATTCATAACATTGCTCTAAAAGGCAATGGCATTGTTTCTTTTGATAAAAAGAACCTTCCGGTTTCTCACTGTGCGGGGTTGTTAAAAGCTAAGGCCAAAGCTTCTTATGAAGTTGTTGAGAAACTTTGGGACGAGGTTTGCTCTCTTCTGACTGAAGAGACAGAGACTAAAACAAACCCACCTGAGGGTATTGACGGTGTTTTTGTTCATGCTTTACAGGGCCTTTATAGACTGCTTTATTTGTATCCTGGTCTTCTTAGATTTGATGATATTCAAAAACAAGTTGGACGGGCTTTGTGTAGAGATATCAACTCTTTTTCGTATAGAGTGATGTCTAAAATCATAGAGTACAAGCTTGGCATTGAGTGGGTAAGCCATTTGATTGCCAAGAATCTTTATCTTAGAGCTTTGCTTTTGGTTGTTCAATATCCAAAACAGAAAGAGGTTTCTGCAAAAGGGGTTCATGGACCTTATTCTAATTTAGATATTCCAATGCAAGAAAGGGTCTTCTCTTGGTCGGCTATTGATGAAGAGACCAGAGGAAGAGATCGAGATATTAGGAATCAAAGAAGATATAGAATGGGTCTTGAAGGATACAATGACCCTTGGGTTAATGAAGGTTTCAAGTGGAGAGAACTTCGTAACGAGCCGTATTTGTGGGGAAAAGAAGGCGAGAGTCCTTATCCTAGAGGTTCTATGAGACCATGAGTAATTGGTATAAAACATCTCAAGTACAAACTCTAAAGTTTGATCCAAAAAGGCTTAAGAATCCTAATCAACCTAATCAAATAGATCCGAGGGTTAGGACGTTTCAACAAGCTTTTACGACATTAGGCCTAAATGGTATAACTCAACTTTCTCAGGCAGATGTTATGGCTCTTGATTCTATACAGATGGAAATAAGAAAGAAGCTCCGTTCTTTTGGAGTTCAAGTGGGGTTCTAATATGCAAAAAACTGCTCAACAATCTTTGATTGATATACTCATACAAATAATGCCGGCCTTGCAAGACGCAAGAGCGAGGCTTGTCAATAGGGGCGATGGTGTCAATAAGCAACTCTATTCTATGTGGTCCGATACAGGGAAGCTGTCAAATCGTAAGTTTTTGAAACCTGCAAATTTGGCTTCTGGCGAACTCAAGAAAATGGTAGAATCTGGTCTTGTCGAAGATCAAGGAAAGTACCTTAAGGTTACAGAGAAGGGCGCTCAAGCCTTAAAGGTAATGATTCTTAATGATGATTCTTTTGCTTTAGAGAAGAGAGCGTCAAAAGAAGAAATTACTGGATGGTACTTGAGAGTCAAGAATGCAGACCTTACTTTTACAGATTGAGAAAAAAAGAGTCAAGAAAGCACAGAAAGTCGAATCGACTCATTTTTGGTACAATCCAGAAACGGAGTCGATAGAAGCTCATCGTTGCGGTAAGCTTTCTTTTGTTTTTGATATTCAAACCGCTCGTTTAATGCCAAAACCTGAAGATGTTTATATCAATGTCTATACAGAGGTTAGCAATAAACAAGATATAGAGAAATGGATTCAAATTCATAATGATTATGTTGTTATTAATTCTGATTCTAGTTCTATGAATCAAATTGCTATCAACGTTGACGACAATGACGTTGGTTTTATTCAGCAGTCATTGATTTTCGCAGGTATTAGATACGATTGAATCGTATACTTCCAGATATTTCTTTGCGCAAATATCCCAATTATTGTCTTGAACGAATTTATAACCATTTTCAACAATAGAGTCTCTATACTCTTTTGAATTAAATATTGTATTTATTTCGTTTGCAAGTTCAATATGGTTTTTTGGTCTTGGTATAATGCCTTCTAAATCATCAAATAGATGACTTTCGCTGGCTAGTACGGGTCTTTTATTTGCAAGAGCGATTCTTATTGCTCCGCTAGCGCCAAAAACCTCATTTGACGGATCTATGATGTAAGGGAAGATTGCAATCTTGGCAAGTCTGAGATAAAGATTTATCATTTCTTCGGTTTGATATTTCTGTATTATGACAATGTTATTTTCTATGTCAAGTTCTTTTGCAAGATTCATTAGTCTTTTGCAGTATTCCGTATTAGCCGCTAGGTTGTGACTATTTGTACTGCATAGATAAATATATTGAATGTTTTGGTATTTTTTTTCTATAGATTTGAGTTGAGCGATTGCCATTAAAGCCCTATCAACCCCTTTATATGAAAATCCAAAGCCAAATTGTAGAACAGTATAAGGGTTTGTGCATATATTCCACAGTTCGTTTGTATTTTTAAAACTAATACAACCATGCGGAATGACATATGTATTGCTTGTGTTGCCGATCTCTTTGAGAGATTTTTTGGCTTCATTCGTATGAACGATAATATCTTTTGCTGATTCGCTGTAAACAGCTTTATCAAGATGTTTGTAAACGCTATGCATTACGACAACATATGGTATTTTGTCAAAAGCTTGCATGAGTTGCATAAACTTGAAGGCGTTTGGAAAGATGCCGTATTCATGTTGTATTATAATGAAATCAGGGGCGTAGTCTTTGACTAGATTAATAAGATTTTGAACATCTTCTCCTCTTCTCCAGCAACGTGTCATGCCCTTTTCTTGGATATCGACGCTACCCTCAACATACTCGGAGAATATGGCAATATCTTTAACTTGATTTCTAAGAGAATCAACAAGAAATTGGCTATAAGTTGATATGCCGCATTTATCTTTCCAATTGCATATGATAGCAACCCTGAGTTCGCTGTGATTCTTTTTTACCCTGGCTCCGATTTGCTCGGCGATCTTTTTGGGAAGTTTTTTATATATTTGTCTATTCCAGTTTTTATTATTTGGCACAGATACCATACCAAGGCCTTCGCTCTTAACTGGTTTTGTGGATACAATTCTTATGATATAGTCTTTATCATATAATAGATACATAGTTAATCACTCCTTAAGTTAAGACGATTCGTTTATTTAGTTCTCTTAGCAAAAGCTTGTTTATTGAAACAAGGCTTCCTATTTCTTCTTTATTTTCAATACTAAATATTGCATTTTTTAAAATTAGTTTTGCTTTTGCAATATTGAAATCTTCATATCCAACGGAAGCTTTTTCGTATTTTATAGTTTCAAGAAAGTATTTGTTTTTATGGCTATGAGTAATATCGAGAAAAGGCGTTTCTGTTGCGCAACTAAATATTGACGAGTGTAATCTTGTGCTTACAACAGCATCGCTTGCTGAAATGATGTCAAGAGTTTCTTGAACATCAAGTTCGTTATAAATCATACAGTTCTTTTTCCACCACTTACATTTTACAGCAACCATGCCGTTAGCGATCCTGTCGTCCCAGGGTTGCTTTGTTCCGAATGGTACAAATATGAAACTTGCCGGTGTTTCGTCTATTGCGATTGAGAGATCAAAGCAGAATCGATCAAATCTTGATTGTTCATAAGCTGTTGTTCCGTGAGCAGGAACTAAATGTCCGTTGATTACTATTGCAACTTTCTTTTGATAGAGGTCGCTTCTATTTTTAACAAAATATTCCTCAATTAGAGAGGCACCTCTTTCTTTGTTGCCTTCAAGGATGAAAGAAAAATCAGGATACAGTAAGCATTCAACGCCTATTTCGGATAGTCTTTTTACCGACTCTTGATCCCGAACTATAATTGTTCTAAAGCCATTGAATTTTTCTTTATCTTGTTTCTTGGAAACCGTTACAGACATTATATGCTTAGGTTTATCGATGGTGACAAATTTATCAAGAAGTTTTTTTGTTAAGATATCTCCGCCTCCAATAATGTAGGCGTCAGCGTCTTTTATGGGCCAATCGGAAAATACAAAGTTATGATCTGGAAAAATCTTTGGAAATGCTAGTTTATAACTTTCATCTCCGCAGTTATATTTATTATACCATCCAACAATATTTACTGTATTGCTATCCATGTAATTTTCCTAAAAGAACTCTTGATGTTGCTTTGTAATAGAAAGCCATTTCTTATAATTTTGACATCGAACCAATCTTGATGAGAACCGCAAACTGGAATGCAGGGATTACTGTCTAAGCTTATAAATACAGACTTAGGCGTCCATCCTGTCTTGATTTCTATTTGAGAAATTGACGAAGATACTGTTAGGCTTCCAGATGCGCTATGTCCAAAAATTAGTTTTAGTATAAACGTGAAGATGTTGATCATTTGAAGTCTCCGTTTGGGTCATTTACTTTTACAAAAACGAGATCAAAAACTCCTACCTAAGAAGGGATAATCTTTTCAAAGATGTAAGTAATTCTATGAATCTTAATACACTGCCAACTTTGCGAGTAAAAATAGCAGATACAATTGACGCGCAAGCCCGGGGCTTAATGTTTGTTAAGAGTATGCCTAGGGACTGTGGCATGTTATTTGTTTTTTCATCGAATAGAAAACTTAGTTTTTGGGGAGAGAACACTTTTATTCCTCTTGATATTGCATTTGTAAATGATAAAGGAAAAATTGTTAATATTGAAACGATTTCTCCTTTGTCTAGAAGATCTGTTTCTAGCTCGTCTCCGTGTCAGTTTGCTGTTGAAGCTAACTTAGGATTCTTTCAGAGTAGCGGAGTTAGACCTGGTGATATGATGATTTTCAACAAAAGCGCGTCTGTGGTTTCTTTTGCCAAAAGAGACTCTAAAGAGCCGATATCTTCTTTAAGACTTGCTCAACAAATGACGGACGAAGAAATGCTTTCTAAGTTTCCAACATTATCTGATTATTTCAATCATCTTGATTCTCCAAACCAGCAACCTCAGAGAATAGAGGAAACTAATCTTCCAGTTTTAAGTCAAGACGAAATAGGGCAGTATATAGAAGATTCGATACAAGAACAGCAAGATATGCAACAGGAAGACGGACTTGCGGTTGAAGAACCGCCCTCTCCTGAAGACACTCAAGAGCAGGAGCAAGAGAGTTTAGAAGATCTTCAACAAAGAATCCCAACGTTCGGAAGCGTGTCTGAGGCTTTTAATTGGGCGCAAGAAAACAAAGAGGTTATGAAGATTTCGTATCAAACAAAATCAAAAAAGAAGGGACTTCGTTTCTTTGGTAATAATGTAATAACTAGGTATATTGAGCCTCATGGAAGATTTACTTCTCATCCAGAGAATGAGCCTTCCCATGAGATTCTTGTAACTTTTGATGAAACCGTTGGAGGAATTAGGGCCTTTCGTATGCAAAATGTAAGAGAGTTTTCTATTGTTGGAAAAAAGTTCAACCCTAAGTTTATTGTTCGATAAAGGAGTCGATTTAAAATGGATAATATCATTCGATTGCTTGTGGAAGCAGCAGAAGCTCTTGACGCTCAAGGCCTACGAGCTATAGCAGATAAGGTTGATAAGGTAGCAAATAAGGCCTTTGATGTTAAAACGGCTCAATATGTAGGTATACAGGGCTACGCCGTTAGGAATTCTAGATGTTGGGGTAACTGCTATAGACAGAAGAGGACTTCTTTTCCAAATAAATCCGCTCAACAGGTTTGGACAGAGTGTCACAAAGAATATGTTGAATCATTGAATAATGACGGTTCTAAGTGGGACAAGTACGCAGGTTCAGAAAACAACATTAAAATTGGTTCTGAGCTTCATGCTTTCTCTCAAGAAGTTAATGCAAAAATTGCTAGTAAGGTTGAAGAGAAAATTGCTGAAGGTTTAGACATTGGCTCTGCCGTTTATGCTTCAATTGAAGAGGTTGCAAGCGAGCCAAATGAGCTTATGATTTCTGCAAGTAATGAAATTATGGACATTGCGTCTAGACTTGTTTCTAACCCAGAAATAGCCGAAAAGCTTACAGCCGCTGCTGAAGAAATGGTAAAAGAAGCTGGTATAATGGATTTTTTCAAGGGCGTTGGACAGGGAGTTAAGAATTGGGGTAGTAACGTTGCTTATACTGGAAAACTAAGCTCATCAATAAATCAACTAAATAGTAATTTTGAAGAATTCAAGAAAGCTTACGGTCAGGCCAATCAAACTTGGGGACAGCTTTCAGGCAATATTTCTTCTTTGTCGCAAGAGTTAAATAGGGCTGCAAATGACCCGAACTCGACTCCTCAGCAAAAACAACAAGCTTCAACAGCGATGCAGCATCTTAGTAATGTTTCAAGTTTGATAAAGGCGAAAAATATTCAAGGCGTAATGCAGAACTGGCCTAATACTCTAACTTCTTTGAATTCTATACTGAGAGGTAATTATGGCAGTTCTCCAGCCGCTCCGACCTCTGCTCCGACCTCTGCTCCAGCAACTGCTCCAGCAACTGCTCCAGCAACTGCTCCAGCAAGCGCTCCAACAACTCCGTCCTCTACTCCAGCAAGCGCCTCTCCAGCAGCCGCTCCTGGAGTTAATCCGTCAGCGTCTTCTAATCCATTAGGAGGAGCTTCTCCTGCGGCGACAACCTCAACTCCTAGCGGCCCAATAGGAACCATGCCTACGGGAAGCTCGTTTAGCGGTCCCTCGTTTAGCGGCGGAACCTCAACCATGACAGGCCCTGGAGCGGGCGGCGGTGGAGGTTCCGCTATGACGGGCCCTGGGGTTGGAGCAAATCCTACAGCGCCAGCCGCTCCAACAGGCCGTCCTCCGCAACCAAGAAACAAAGGTAGGTTTGCTCCAAGAAAACCTTAATTGAAAAGAAGGAATTTTGGAATATAACCAGAAATCAAGAACAGGCTAAATAGCCATTAGATCCAAAGGAGTGTATTGATATGAAGTTTTATACGAACAAGATTTCGACTGGTAAGTCACAGAACTTCGGCGAATTTGTACAAAAACTTGCTGCAAGTAATGTAGCTTTCTCTAAGACCGCCAACATTGCTAATCTTGGAGACAAGAAAGCTCCTCCATTCGGCAAGAAGGAAGAGAAGAAAGATGATAAGGAAGTGGATAACGCCAATAAGGCTGAAGGCACGGAAAAGGAATCTTGCAACGCTTCCGCTGAAAAGGAAGTTAAGGTTGCTAAAGAAGAGTGCTGCAAGGAAAAAGACGGCGAAACGCATGTCAAGATGCAGGAAATGGATCCCGTTGGCGGCACGAATACCGGCAAGCCAGAGGGCGAAAAGAAGAAGGCCTCTGTTGCAAAGAAGGCTGATAACTCCGAGATTCCAGCAGAGAACAAGGGCGTAACCCATGAGGTTGATAAGTGCTGCGGCGCTCCAACGAGCGGCGACGGTAGCGAAGGCTCTAAGAAGTCTGAGGGCAAGAGCGAAGCCAAGACTGAGGAAAAGAAGGAAGCTTCTGCTTCTCGCAGAATGGTTCGCATTGCAAACCTTGACTCCAAGACCAAGAACGAATGGAAAAACTATTGGAAGAAGCTTTACCCATCCGAGTACGTTGACGCAATGTTCGCTGATAAGTAAATCTCTTCCAACAATTAGGAGTTCGTAATGCGCATTGTCCCGAGCGGTACTAAAAGAACAGTTACGGCTCAGCAGGCTAAGCCAGGGAATCCTCCTCCAAGAGAGGGGATTCAACAGGAGGATATAACTCCTGGGGCAAAACCTGCTGAGGGCGGTGACTTTAATCCAATGGCTAAGCTTGATAATACACTTCAGCAAAAACTAACGGCAAAACCAGCGGTTCCAAATCAACAACAGCTTGCGAATTCTCTAAAGTTTCCAGGCGCTCAACAGCAAGATCCAAAGCAAGCAATTGCTAAGAATATTGAGAACATTCAAGCCTTCAAAGAAGACTTTACAGGCTTTGTTCAAAAATTCAATATCAATATGCAGCTTATTACAAGAGATAAAAATAAGCGAAAAATGCTTGATCGTATGTTCAAGATAGCTCCAACAACAGGTAAAGGTCGTATCGAAATACCTGGTTGGTGGATTGGCCCAGACGGTCAGCGCCATGTTATACAATACACAGAGGCGTATCAGTCTTTGAAAGAAATAGCAAACAATCATGAGTTTGAGATTGTTCCGACAGAAATGGGCATGGGCGAGGATGTTTATGTATTTGACGTAAATCCTCTATCCGCTTCTGTTGAAGAAACCCCTGCTCTTAATGGTCTAGAGCAAATGTACGGTAGCGGAGCGGGTAATTCTGATCATGGCGAAAGAAAAGCAGCAGAATCTAGACACTCCTTTATCAAACAAAGTCACAATGAAATTCTAGCCTCTCTTATGAAGAGCGGTTTTGGAGGTAAAAGATGATTCGTAAACAAGCTCAAAAATCAAGTCTTGTTGATGCTCTTCTTGGAACGTCAGATAAGAAGTCCGATTATCGTAAAGAAGTTAATGAAAGACAGCCTGAAATGAAGCAAGCCAAGAAGATTGAAAAAGATCGTTCTTGGGCTAAGCAGGAGAATAGAGTTGCTGAATACAACAACCCTATTGCTCGTGGTGTTTCTAGCGTAAGGCCTTCTCGTTGCGCAAGCAAGGGTGGTATTACCGATATGGGCGGTCCAACAAAGCAGATTGGCTGCGAAAGCAATAACTCTGTTTGGGATTCTGATATTCTCGGGAAGAAAGCTGAAAATATTTCTTCTAGAGAAGCAACAGCAGAAGAAAAAGCTTCGTCTGATAGAATTCGTCAAAAGAAACAAGCAGAATATAAGCAAAGCATGAGTCCTAAACTTGGCGAAGACGCCGACGCTCTTGCTCAGAAGTCTTCTTCTGTAAATCCAGCCTCTGCTAAGAGTAGCGGCAAGGGATGGGTTCCTTCGAATAAGATTAGCATGTTTGATAACAACTTGAACTTTGATAGATTGACAGCTATTGAGAATAGAGTTAGTCCAAAGGTTGAAAAGCAAGAAGTAAAGAAGGCAAGCCATCTTGGTAACAAGAAGGTTGCTTCTTCGAAGGACATGACCAATAGATTTGTTGACGGCATAGTTGATCAAAAGAAAGACTCTTCCTACAAGAGCGTTCATGACGATGCAACCTCTAGATTGTTCAAGGTTTTGTCTGAAAGAAACAAGGAGTAATTAATGCCTGTAACGCCAGGGCCATCTGCTGCTAATGGAATCGAAAAGGTTAATCTTGGTCTTGCTCAGCAGGCTAATAACAACCTTCAGGCTGTCAATCCAGGCGTTGACCCAACAAGGCCGAAGTTTGAACAGCAGAATTTTTTGGATACACTAAGACAGGAATTGGAAATGGCTCAAGAAGAGGCTACTCAGGGGATTGACGACGTTGATCAAGAGCAATCGGACGTAAACAACGTTAGCGGGATGCCTATTATGGCTTCTTATTTTAATCTATCAAAGGTTGCCCAGTTTCAAGAGGCCCCAATGATGGGCGGAGATATTGGGGTTCCTATGGCTGACCCAGCGATCGATCCAATGGCTACAGATCCTTCAATTGATCAGTCTCAGCCAGATTTGCAATCTCAGTTTAATAGTCCGCAAGAACTTCAATCTTTGTTGGATCAAAATGCGGATAATCCTGAATTTATAAACGAAATAGTTCAGTCGGCTCCTACTGATAGTCAATCTCTTGTTAGAGACGCTGTTCAGAGATATTATGAGCCAGAAAGAGATCCTGCCGACAAAACGATTATAGCGGCAGAAGTTTTCAAAGCCATTCACGGCAGAGGACAAGGGGAAGAAACAGTGGATGCGAATTATACTCAAGCTTCAGCAGAAAATGCTGTAAATGAAACATTGAAAATAATTGAGGCGTTTGCAAAGAAAGCTGCTTCGTCTCAGAAAATAAACAAGAAAGCTTCTTACAATCTTAAGAAAGAAGCTCAGTACGGTGTTAATAGAAATGGTGGAAGTGAGTTTATTAACTTTGGTCCAGACTCTAAGAGGGTCTTTCCTCATAGCAACACAGGGCTTCTTGGCAGCGAGTGGCATAACTGGATTAGAGGTCGAGACCATAACTTCATTTTCGACGACAGAGCGTTTGATTTCGAAACTTTCTGGCGCGGTAATATAATGGATAAGTACAGCCAGCCTTATCGTAATGATAAGGGAGAATGGGTTGGCGGTTATATCAACAAGAGATTTGATGTAGATCGCAACATACCAGAAGGTAATAACTTGCAGTTGTTGCCAGGGCAGCGTCGTCGTCCATATTTGCCAGAGTTTGCGACTATAGAGGCCCGCATGGAGGCTTCAAGAAAGAAGATGGCAGAGGATAGGAGATACGAGCCAACAGATACAGAAGCTAAGCCTTATAACTGGAAAGAAGCTGCTGTAAAAAAAAAGTGATAGCACAGTCTCTTCCTAAGATACCGTCTCTTCCTCCTATAGACAAAGTTAAGCCTCTAGCTCTTGAAAAAGTATGTCCATCGTGCAGTTCGGATAACACTCCGACTGCTGTTTTATGCGCTAATTGCGGCGCTGATATTGCAAAAGTAAGAGCGCTTCCTAAACAAAGAAAAAGAGATCAAGAAGGCCCCCAAAAAGGACAAAACCCTCACGAGACCCTCATGAGCGGTGTTCCTATTAACAAGGTTCATGTTCCAGGTTTTACTCCTACGGCCCAATCTTTGATTCCAAGAACAATGAATCCGGCAGTTAAACCGATGAAATCAAATAGGAAGAGGATTTCAGACGACGACGTTCAAGTCGTTGACGAAAATCATTTGTCCAACGTTGAGATATCAGCGAATCATTTGGGTCTATAACAGGATGACACATGGCAGATAAACCGATTAGGATGCAACTCCCGAATAAGCAAGCTGTTACCAAGATGGCTTCTGCTAAAGGTGTTGTTATGAAAGACGGAGCCGTAACAACCAAGCCTTATTCTACATCTAGCGTTGTTAGTGTTCCAATTACAAAAGCCGCGCAGTTTGCTGGTTCTGGCGCTAATGTTATTATGGCTCAGCCTATGTTCTTTTCGCCTTTGCACACTCCTCAGAACTGGCAGATTGCAAGCAAGAGGAAAGAAGTCTATCAGTGGGCGAGGTTTTATTATGAAAACGAACCCAAAGTCGCTGCTGGTATAGATTTTTACTCGCAGTTCCCAATTAACGGTCTAAAGCTTGAATGTAAAAAGAAGAGCGTATTACGCTTCTTTGAAAGGCTTATTGAAAAGATAGAGTTGATGTATTGGCTTAGAATGGTAAGCCATCAACGTTTTCTTCTTGGCGACGTTTTTGTAATGACTGAAATCGAGTGTCCCCACTGCAAGGGCACGGGCGTTGATTCTGAAAAGAACGAACCATGTAATCACCCTGACGGTTCTATAAGCAAGTTGACAGTTCTCAATCCTGATTGGATTGAGGTTATGAAGACTCCTATTTCGCAAGAACCACAGATTGTTCTTTTGCCAGACGAAGAACTTCAAAGAATTATTCAAACAAAGCAGCCTAAGTTTTTGTATGATCAAATCCCTGATAATATCAAAGTTCAGATTATGGCTAAGAGGCCTATTTTGCTTTCCAATAGAGTCACAAGCCATGTAAAACATGGCGGAAGCCCTTATGGAACTTATGGAGAATCTCTTCTTCGTAGATTATTTACCGTTTTGGCATACAAAACAAAGCTTATGACAGCAAACTGGATTGTTGCTGAAAGGCTTATACTTCCGGTTAGAGTTGTTAAGGTTGGTTCGGACGAAAGACCAGCGGACGACGACGCAATTGCGGACGTTTCTGCTCAGCTTGCTGCGGTTGCTAATGATCCCAATCTTACTATTGTAACTCATAACAATTTTGATTATGAATGGTACGGAGCAAGCGGTAAGATACACAACATCAATCAAGAACTCGAATACGTTGGTAAAGAGATTCTTGACGGATTGATGCTTAATCAAACTCTTTTGAACGGAGAGATGGCCGGTTATAACTCAGCACAGGTCGGTGTTGAGGTTATGATTCGTCGTCTTGAGTCTTGGAGAAATGAACTTGCTCAATGGATTGAGAAGCATATTTTTCTTCCTGTTGCAAAGATGCAAGGGTTTATTGACGAAGAAGCTTCTGAAGAGTTTGGAGAAACAGTCTATCTGTTCCCGAAAGTTAAGTGGGAAGATCTTAGACTTAGAGATAATACTAATCAGCTTCAAATGTTCTTACAGATGCAGCAGAGCGGTTTGATTTCTGCTCAAACTCTTTTGGAAGAATTTGATTTGGATTATGATTTAGAAACGGAAAGAATTAGAAACGAACAAGTACAAGCCATGCAAAACGGACAGCTTATGGCGGGCGGACAGATGGGCGGAATGGGCGGCGGCATGGGAGGCGGAATGGGCGGCGGAATGGATATGGGCGGTGGCATGGGCGGGGCTCCTGGCATGGACCCAACGGGCGGCATGGGCACTCCTGGCATGGGCGGGGCTCCTGGTATGGACCCAACAGGTGGCATGGGCGGTGGTATGGGAGGAGGAATGGGTGGAGGTATGGGAGGCGCTCCCGGTGTAGCCGCTGGCGGAGGAGATGGAAAGATTTACAGAAGAGGTAAGGCTCCTAAAGCTAAAGAAAGCGAAATGCAACCTATAAGACCAACAACCATACAGCTAACCAAGCCTGAATCAAAGATGTATAGGACGCTTCTATCCATGAAGCTGCCTTTTAGATTGTTTGCTCAATATAAGCAACCAGTTCCAAGCGATTCAAATTTTTATCTTATGGATTTTGCAATTCCTGAGCTTGGTGTTGATATTGAAGTGGACGGAGAAAAGTGGCATTCTTCTGTTGAAGACAGGCAGAAGGATAAAGAAAGAGACATGACTCTTGCTTCTTATGGTTGGAGGGTTTTGCGGTTTACCGAGCAAGCTATTGGCGAGCATTTAGACAAGGTTGAGCAAGTCGTTCGCAAAGAAGTTGAAGAGGCGTCAAAGGAAAAGAAAGCTTTGTCTAAGAAGGCACAAGTAGAAGAAAGTGCGAATTATAAACCTGTTGGGTTTAGTCCTTTTGACGGATGCGTCGTTTCTAAGTATACTGCTGACAATGGAGCTAAGCAAGGATGAATGATTTAGTTTATAACTTAGAGAAAATTGCTGGTCGTAAACGAATCAAGGACCGCGGTATTAAGTGGGAAGAGATGTATCGAGAAAGATCTATACCTCTTAAGGAAAAGTTTGAAAAGCAGGTCGGTCCTGGCGCTTATCATAGATGGGAAGGCCATGATTATACAACAAACTCAATATATTATGTTGTTGTTGGTCCTTCTTTACAGCATAATGTAGGTAAGGTCTTTTTTGCGGGAATTAAAAAAATCCCTATTGAGGAGTTTACAAAAGATCCTGACACAAAGACATACAGCCCTTATGGAGAATATTTTCCAACGATAAAGGGCGCGCTTATTTACGCAAGTCAAAGGTGGGGAACCCCTGTCCCTAAGGGCCAAGTCCCATATAATAGAGAGTCCCTTGTAAACGCAGATATACCGGAGCATGTTAAGGCATGAACATTGATCCAATGTCAATCATTAGTAATCTTTTGCTAAAGCAAGCGGACATGCCTGCTATGCCTGGTTCTATCAATATTAAGAATCGAAGTCTTGATTTTCATGTATTTGACAGAAATAAACTTAAGCAGCATCTTTCTAAATTACCAGATGTTGTAAAACAAAGTATACAAAGACAGATAGCCGAGTTCGATAAAGCTTTTAAGAGATTCCCCTCTGCTAAATCAAACGAGTATTCTGGCATGCTTCGCATTGCTTATGCTGAAGATCGATTAATTGGCGATTCTGAGCTTAAAGACCTTCAAAGAGAGCGTCCTGAACTTTTGCAGACAGCGCAGTTTGCAAGAGAGTATGGTTTGCAGCTTCCAATAAGCGCTTCAGGATTTTCTGGAGGCAACAAAATAGATAAAGGCATCGGCTCTAAGCATTGGTTTTCTATTTTTGGTTATGCTTATCAAGACTTGGCCGCAAATGGTCTTCAATATCATGTGTCGCAAAAATATAACAAAATACCTCGGCAGATTCAAGAGAATGTTGGTGGAAAAGAATATCCTAACTCGACTAATGGAAACTTTCAAGTCGTTCCGTCTGGTGAGGGTTTTACGTTTGGTATTGTAAACGTTCATGGCGTTACAAACGTTTTTGATTCAACTGTTACTACAAATACGATTACGATGAAGAAATTCTTCAATGATCCTATTATTATGAATCGTAGCGCTGTTTATGTTTCTCCTGTAGAAGGTTTTGTTCCTGACGAGCAAGCTCTTGCTGCTCAGTTTAATCCTCAGTCTTTGAATATACGTTACGTCAATAATGCTGATATGATTATTAAAAACAATCCTGAGCAAGCTAAGTTTATTTGGGGAATTTTTGCAGATCCAGAATCAGGGGCAATGTATCTTCAGAAAAAGATAAGATATGGAGCGGGTGGCCGTCCTGCAATTAATAAAGAAACAGGCGAAAGAGTTGAAAGAGTTACGGGCGAAAAGCTTTATTTATCGCAAGAACAAGTAGCCGCTCTTGCGAATAAGAATACGCTTGGTAAAGTTTATAGAGTAACCGCCCAGGCTCAGGGCGAAGATCTTGATGTTTCTGAGGTTGCAAGCGGATATAAATTTATCTATTCAATAGACGACGAGAATACGGTTCAAAAAATAATGAACCCAAAGAACAAGGAAGAGTTTGTTTATTCTGTTCCGGCGTTGAAGCAACTTAAACAGTGGCTTGATACGAATGTTGATCGTTATTCGTTTGACGAGAATGGCGGTATTGTTAAGGCTCAAAACTCTCATACAGCTTTAGAGGGCTTTATTATTTACATGGCTGGTCCTGATTTTTCGACAGGACAAAATGCTGGCCAAGCAAAGACCACTGGTAAGCAGGACATGGTTCAGTATAAAGATATTCCAAATGAAGAACCAGAGTTCTGGGGCGGTTCTGTTGTTACAAACAGACAGTCGTTTGTTGTTGTTGCAAAACAAATATCTATACCAAGAATGATGGCTAGCGAAAGATATTATGAAACAAAGCTTGGACAAAAGAAACTTATACTTTCTCCTTGGAGAGAAGTTAGAAGCGGATTGCCTTCTCTTTCTTCCGCAGTTGCAGAAATGAAGAAAATTATTGTTGGCGAGGGAGGTAGAATTGTTGAAGATAATGAAGGAAATCTAATTGAACAAGATCCGCTACCAAATCTTAGTCCAGAAGCAAAAGGTGTTCAAAGAGCAGATAAGGTGTTTAATCAGTTTGTAGGAAGAGAGCCGATAAAGCCTATTAAGCAGCCTCCTGTTCTCCGTCCTCCGGTTGAAGATGTTGAGCCTGACGCGCAAGCATCTAGTCTAGCTAAGAGAATTATTAGGAGTTTGAACGAAAATGTTTGAAAAACGAGCAAAAACTAATGCCCAAATGAGCGTTGAAGCTCTTCATGTTCCTAAAGGTGGCGCATGGGATTATTATAATACTTCTCGCATTAAGGTTGCTTCTATTGATAAGACCAAGAAAGCTGATCTTGGTGGATTTGATATACAGGCGGCAATTGAAAAGAATCCAGACAACCTGTTTGTTAAAGTTTTTGCTATTAAAGCAAATGAAGTAAATGATAATGGCGATTGTTTTTCGGAAGAGGAACTCAAAAAAGCCGCTCATACCTTTGTTGGCGTTCCTGTTTTTGTAAATCACCAAAATGATAATGTAGAAAACGCAAGAGGCAAGGTTGTTCACTCTTGGTATGACGAGCCTTCAAAAGGTGTTTATTGCATTAACATGGTTGATAGAGCCGCTTATCCAAGACTTGCTAGAGGTATTGAAGAGGGATACATTACTGGTACGTCAATGGGAGCGCAGGTTACTTATTCTATTTGCTCAATTTGTCATAATAAAGCTCATACGGCGGACGAGTTTTGCACTCATATAAAGGGCGGTAAAAATCGTAAAATTAGCGGCAAGTATGATTGCAAGTACCATGATAGCCCTTGTAAGCCCACAGATCCATGCCCTCTAGATGGTAAGAAAAAGAACGAGGAACATGAACTTCTTCATAAAGAAGCAAAAGTATATGAATGGAATTATGATATAAAGTTTATTGAAGACTCGTTTGTTGTAAATCCAGCATGCCATGATTGCTTGGTTTGCGATATTCTCAATCTTGATAATGTAAAAACAAAGGTTGCTGATAAGATTGAAGAATTGAAAAAGGTTGCTTCAAGACTTAGCGGTGCCGTTGATACAATGAAAGACGGTTCGCTAGAAAAGACTGCGGGTAAGGCGGAGCTTCAAGCTCTTACTCAAGCCATGAATCTTATGGAGCATGTTGCTCGCTCCATGATGGCTCAAAAGCAGCAAATTCAGCTAGATTATGTAAGCGATCTTGTTGAACAACTTGCTAAGGTTCAATCTCTTACTGACGAACTAACAGAGATGGGCTATGCTCAGCTTCCTTCTCCGCCAGAACAGGCTGTTGCTCTTGGAAATGTTATGTCTTTAGATCCATCAATGGCGGGTACTGGCGCTGCTCAGCAAGTATCTAATCCAAGTCAAGTTGGACAAGGCGCTCAAAGCCTAACACAGCCGCCTCAACCTCAAACCACCCCCCAGGGGGCTCCTCAATCCGGCCCTATGGCTGGACTGGGAAGCGTTACAAGACCAAGTTTTGTTGGAGCATCTGAAGAATTAAAGAAGGAATTTTTGAAGCAAGGCGAGAATATCACCAGTAAGCTAGCCAGTGTTAGCTCTGCATTGCGCGCTTCAATCGTTCTGCTAGCACAAAGGAGTAAGGAAGTGGCTG